ATGAAATGTAAGAAATGTGGAAGTGAAAATGTAAATGTACAAGCTGTTACACACATAAAAAATAAACACAAGGGAATTATGTATTGGTTGTTTATTGGATGGTGGTTAGAGATGTTTTTATGGCTATTTCTAACTATTCCTAAACTGATATTTGAACTTTTTAAACCAAATAGAATTAAATCTAAAACTCATAGTGAAGCAGTGTGCCAAGATTGTGGATATAGATGGATAATTTAATTAATTAAAAATAAAAAAATAGAGGTGTCTGCGAAACACCTCCACTAAAACTGAATATCGTTTTAATAAATCTTTGCAACCTCTATATATCTATAAAGATTACACTTAAACACTAACTACATTGTAATCGAAAATTTTAGAGATTGCAACTGGTTTATTTCCTATACCCTTTTTTAAGTAAGCGATTGGATTTCCCCAAACGTTCTAAATACTTTTAAAAGAGATAGGTTTAGTGGAATAGGGGAGAAACACTTTAAATAAACGTCTCGGGTAGTTCCGACTAATTAACTCGGTGCATATGTATTGCCTACCATATACAATGTATCGTCAGTTGGGTAAGATACAATACTCCCAACATCTACAGGATAGATAAACAAAAGTGTATGTGGGTGGTTCGCTAGGTCGCAAGACAGGAACTTGTACAAGCTTAAATAAGCGTATTCTATGGGCTAGAAGTAGAATATTAAAGTACAATTAGGACAAGGTAGGTAATGTTACTAAGATACAATTCAGCTATGTCAGTAATATTTTGTTTATCCTAGTTTTCTAGGGTAAACTATACCCTAAAACGTGTCCACAGGCTCAGTCAGTATTCCTAACCTAGTCTTAAAGTCAAGTAGTTATTTAAACATATTTAGTATATAATCTTAACTATAGAATATTATTACAAAGCAAACAGGGGTTGGGATTATGAAAGAAGTAAATATATATGTAAGAGGGGTAGTTAAAAATATAAATGAAGAGCCTTATAGAATTGGAGCTTGGGTTACAGTATTAGAATACAATAAAAGATTTAAAATGATACAAGGAACTGAAAATACTACTAAGAATGGAAGAGCAGTAACAGTTGGAATAATAGAAGGAATTAAATTATTAAAAGAACCGTGTAATATTAATTTATACACTCATGCATTATTTTTTAAGAGAAGCAAAGAATCGAGAATAAAAGATGAATATATATTTAGACCTATTGGAGTTCATAATGATTTATTAGAAGAATTGGATAAATTAATAAAAGACAATAATCATGTATTAAATGTAAATATTGGTGGTAAATATCAAAAAGAATTAATGAAATATGTTTAAAAAAGAGGATAGGCTTATTAATTATAACAAATTTATTTTAATAAGGTCGAATAATAATGAGGTTAGAGAGTGATGAAACTTTTTAGCCTTATTTTTTGATTAAAATCATAAATATAGGGAATAAATGTATAATGAAAATAAATATATGAGGAGATAAAGAGTGAAAGGTTTGTTTGAATTAAATTATAAGAATTTAAATGTAGAGTATGGTACGGCAATTATATATTTAATTTATTCACCATACTCAGATGTTATATATATAGGTGTAACAATTAAGCAGTTAAAAGAAAGAAGTAAAGAACATTTAAACTTTTTAAGAAAAAACCAGCATCATTGTAAGGCACTCCAAGAATTATATAATTATGTTGGTGAAGATAATATAAAATTTAGAATAGTAGACAAATGCGAAGATAGAATTGGAAAAGATTTAGAAAGGGATTATCATACGATGAATGAACTTGAATACGCAGTATGTAGTCATAAACATAAAGGATGTGAGTTTTTTTGGGACTTTTATGATTATAAGACAGAACCATTTTTTGAACCATTAAGAAAAAATGAAAAATTTTTAATTAAAATTTATATGAATTATTATAGAGAAAATAATTCATATAAATTTTCTGGTCCAAGTGAATTATTAAATGAGGCATTAAAGAGTGGGATAAAACTCGTAGAAGATGAGACGTATAATAAAGAATTTAGAACAATTATAACAAATGTATTACAAGATTTAGATATAGAAGAAGTAAATATACATGATACAACAAGTAAATATATTTATATTAAGATGTTATATGACATTTATGAGGATAGAACAGATGAAGCTAAAAAAATGTTTATAGATTATATATATAAAGAAAGAAATTTATATAGACAATTACTGAGTTCTGCAATAGCTTATTCAACAGAATTTGAAACAGGAAAAGTAAATACATTAAAATATATGAATCGTGTTATAAATCATATATTTAATAGAGATAATCCACGTAAACCTAGATATTCTGATTTAGTTTATTATTATTGGATAGAAGAATGTTGTAGATATTTATTTAAAAGGAAGTATTCGTGGTAATTAAAAGAAGAATATAGTAAGATAGCTAAAGAAAATATGAGTGGAGGAGGAAAGGGTTGCAAGGATTTGCAAACCTTATTGATAAAAAAATGAATAGACAAATTTGGCGACTCGTCTAAATGGCTTAACTTGGTAGCAAAAAGTAGCTAAATGTATACAAGAATTAGAAAGAATTAAGGGAATAAGGCAAGGGAGTGCAGGAAGAGTCAGTTTGGAAGACGCAATGCGACCTCCAACCGTTGAAGAATTAGCTAATCAATTAAATATAAGTAAAACAACTTATAAGGAAGATAAAATATTAACAACAATGATACCTGAACTTCAACAAATGATAGAAAATGGTTCTATGAAAGCTACTGTAGGATATAAAAAATACTCAAAAATGGCTAAAAAATCGAACACATTTGTTTTTTAACACCATCTAAACGTAGTGATACCAATGGATTACAGAGATTCAAGTTTCCCTATGTATGGTAGAAGCAAATGTTAAGAATGGAAGAAAGATGAACAGGGTTTAAAGCAAGTAAAATAGCCACTTACGAGAGGTTGCAATATTTTCTTATATGATAGAAAGAGAACAGGCGAAAAATTTCTCTAGTTATTAAAGTATACCAAATTTGTTATCAATCAAAATGATAGCAAAATAACACTCCCAACAAATTTTTATTATTTTCACACCAATATACTCTAAACACGCATGGTTAAGCCATTCTTAAAATATGTATAAGGGGAAAAGAAAGTTTCTATATGAGAAGAAAAAATGTAAATAAAAAATATTAAGTTTTTCGGATTTTTCCGAAGTGATAAAAAATAACGAATGGATTTCTCCGCACGTCGAATTAATCATGCGAAAGAAATATTTGTATAAATGTTCAAAACAACATGAATACTAGCTTTAGGGCATATTTAAAGTAAAAAGTATTGTACCACTATAGATAGAGAGCCAAATAAAATTGTATATATGGAATAGATAGAAAGAGCATTTTATATGTTCTTTTTTTATATATTTTTTTAGTTAACACATGACAAGTAATAATAAATAGAAAGGATTGATATTAAATGGATACAAGGGAATTAGTAAAACAATATTTAAAAATAACTGGGAGTAATCAGCAATGGATTGCAACCAAAATACATATGACCAAAACAGTATTAAGCAGATGGTTAAGTGATAAAGATGATTATGTCCCATCACAGGACACTATTAAGAAAATTGATAGAGTTATTAAAAAAGCAATGAAACAATTAAATGAATTAGAGGAGATGTAGGATTATGAATTATGAAGAAATATTTATAAAGGCAAAAAAAGATATGAACAATATTACAAATTCAAATTATTTTGATGATGTTAGATTAGATTTAACATTGCCTAATACGATGAATTCCTATGCTATAGCAGATTATGATGTGATATATATTAATACTTATAGTTTAAATAATGCACGTAAAGATAAAGTATATAATACCATGTGTCATGAATTAGTACATATATACTTACAAAATAAATTCCCCAATAATAATTCGCTTGCAGGAGATCATAGTCCTTTATTTTGCATGGTGGCTTATTGGCTAAATAATAATGGATTTAGAGTTTCACAAAATTATAATACAAAATCAAAATTTAAAAATAATATTGAATTTATAAATATTATGAAAAATAAAAATTGGACTACAATTGATAATTTTATTAATGAATTTAATGAATTTATATGTATTGATAAAACATTGTACATTCAAATTGAAGAAAATATAAGAAAATCTTATAGAAATAAACAGTTTAAATTTGGAAGTGGAATAATTCACCTAAGTAATTCAGATTTCAAATTAAGTAATTATAAAAATTTTATTGAACAGTTTAAATAGAAAGAATGGAGTGTGAAAAATAATGAATAAAACAATAAATCAATATTACATAGCAAAAACTTTAAGGATGGCTAATTACTTAGCTAAAAAATTTAATATTATAAAGGTGCAAACTGATAAATTCAATCCTAATTACAAGATTTTTGTATTTCAAGATAGTTTAGAATTAAGAAACTACTTAGAAGGATATAAGTGTCAAAAAATGAGTTAAAATAATAACCCCTCAAAAACAGGGGGTTATTGGAATAAATTATAATAATAACCCCCTAAAAATGGGGGTGCTATTAGGGTGTAATTAAGAGATAAGTAAATATATTAAGAGATAAGTTGTTATCATGGGCGAAATAAATTTCTTCATGAGGATAAAATCTTTCTCTTTTCTATTTTTCTTGTCTTTTTTGTTAACTAATTATTAAATTTAAATTTGAAAGGAATTAATTGATATGAATAAAAATGTTTATGCAAAGATACCGAATATTATTATGGGTGTTAATACTCATATAGAAAATGAAAATGGAAATAATATCTATACTAATGAAGGAAGTATATTAGATATTGTTAAAGATGATAAGGTTATTAAAGTAGTTTATGAATTGATAGTTGGAACTAATTTTAGAGGATTATGTGTTATATCATTAGAGGATTTAATAATAAATTGTGGCTATCCAGTAAATAAAGATAATAAAATTTCATTCACAAAATTATTAATTGCTATGAGTGAAAATGAATTTATTAGTTTGGATAAAATAGATTTTAAACCTAAGGATATTTTACACATTGAAACTGATAAATTAACTGAAGGTTGTATAGAAGGTTATACTGTCTTAGAAGAAAAAGAATTAGATATTATCAATAAAAAGTTTTCTGATAATAGAGAGAGAAATACTAATTTAAAAGGATATTTATTTATAAAACAGATGGTTCATAAGAGAAAAGATAATACTAATAGTGGTTTAACTTATGAATTAGAAACACAAAGTAAAGTCATGGACTATAAATATATTGCAAAATTTACTGGAATAAAAGATATAACTAAATGTATTAAATCATTGAAAGAACTAGAAATGATTAATTATGATAACTTTATTGAATATCCAATTGGAGAACCACAAAAGAAGATGGATAGTAAAAATATATATGTTGTTAGGGCATTAGAAGATAACTGGGATGTTGAATTGATGAATGAAGAATTAAAAATAGCTTTAAAACAATATAAAAATGAAAGAAAAAATAAAGGGTTTGTAGTTGCAACTGAATATAAAAATAATAATAAAAAAATAAATGGATTAAAAGGACAAATTCAAAAGCAAAAAAATGAGAATAAAGATACTACTATATTAGAAGAAAAATTAAAAAATGATAGTAACGCTTTTAAAGACAATACAACTAAGCACAAAGGAATTAGAAAGAGTTGCAGTTGCATGGAGGAAGATTATTTTGAGTTTTGTAGACAAGTTAAAAAGAAAGATGATAAGGCTATTGATGATAGTATTCAAGAAGCTATTAATAATGTAAAAGTTGTAAAAGTTAAAAAGAAGAAAGATAAAAAGTATGTTTATCAAAGTAGAATAATAGATGAATATACAGATGCAGAATTGAACGATTTGCTAAGCATTAATTAAAAAAACATATAAAAGAAAACAGGTGCTTTATATGTACCTGTTTATTATTCCTCATCTTCAACAAATTCTATTAGATCGCTTATATTGCAATTAAAATACTTACAAAAGATATTCAAATGCTCCCTAGACAACATTTTAAAATTATCTGTACAATATCCACTAATCGTAGGTAATCTTACACCTGTGTCCTCAGCAAGTTGTTTTTGAGTTATTCTTTTTTCAGCCAATTTTATATGTAATTTCATTTTTATCATGATATTCACTCCTAAAAAGTATTTATTAACTTGATATATAATATTATATACTATTTTAAATGGTAAATCAATACAAAAATAAATATAAAATATAACAAAATTAGTATTGCAATATAACGAAAAACGTTATATAATATATTTGCAAGGTAAATTAATCCAAAGAAAAACTTTACTTTATAAATATTATATCAAATGGGAGGAATTTAAAAAATGGAAATATTAAAAGGTTATGAAGGATTTGCAGAATTATTTACATCTGTAGTTTTTAAAACAGAGCTTGAATGTGAGGAACTAGTATTAGAATCTAAAACTGGTGTTGGAGAATATGACTATAGTTATAAATCAATTTTAAAATGGGAAGACCTATTAAAAGCCTTAAGACTAACTTTGGAAGAATTAAAAGAAAAATTAATAAGCATTCAATATCTAGATTTTTTGGGTAATGAAATGCTAATTACCTTAAAAGATAAATCTTTAAAATTAATGTTATTTTAGGAGGAGGATTTATGATTATAAAAATTAAAGAATTATTTAAAGTAGCAGTACCAGAAATGAATGATTTGCAAGTGCAACAATGGTATAGAGGATTTAGACAAGCACGATATCCGGAGCAAAGATTAGAAATATTTAGTCTTATAAATACAATAAAACTAAATAATACTAATAAGTGTAGTGATTTAAGAGAAGTCAATTTTAGAATACTAGGGAATAAGGTATTTATAGATAAAAAAATAAACTTGGTAAAAAAAACAGGAGTTAAACAAGCATAAAAATTTTGACATTTGAAAATAAAAAAAGTATTTTATTATTAGCAAGTATTATGTTAAATGGAAAGGAAAGAAATATTTGACAACAAAATTTGAAAGTAGTATACTATACTACATAAGACAATATAAAACACAAACAAGCTTATAAATTCTACCACAAATTCATAAGCTAAATTATTTTGATTTTAAGTTTTAAATAAGTTTTTTGTTATAGACAAGCTACCACACTTAGTTCTATAACTTGTAATATGATTAGTTCTTTGACAACTATATAAAGTTATAAAAGTATAACATCTATATATAGGTCGTTGCTTTATTAAAAGCATAACTATTTTATGTTTAAAGTCTACCACGAATTTTGAATTTTGTCAAGTTGATTAGAAAATAAATTATAAAAGAAAGAGGGAAATTGAGAAATGAGTAAAAATTTATTAAAAGAAGTAAAAAAGGATTTTGAAAAGAGAGGAAATAAGAACTATGATTTACTTTATAGTTTATATGCTTTAGTTCCTAACAAGCATCGAGACAGTATTGTTTATCATCAAATGGAAGATGTGGGAGTAGATAATTTATTCATTGGTGCTGTTCATATAGGAAAATTGGAGGATATAAGCGATATATATTCTGATATAAAAAATGATAATGAAGTTGAAGCTATTAAATTTGAAAAAATGAATACTAATACTGGTGAAATTTATAAAACTAAAAGAGTTGTATTTTATATTAACGAAAATGGTTATTTAGTGTATAAAGATGAAGGTTGGATTGAAGTACAAGACGAAATGATACCAGTTGAAGAAGGCGATATGCCCTTTTAAAAAGGAAGCGTGAAATAAATTAAAAGAAAGAAGGAATTATGAATGTTAAAAAAAGGTTTATTAGAAGAAGTAAAAAAGGATAGAGAAATGATTTTAAATAAGGAAAGAACTGTAAATGGATATAGAATAATTAATAGGTTCTTAGAATTAATACCTAACAATCATGAATATCTTGTTGCAATAGATGAAAAAGACGAGAGTTTACATTTTAGCTATCAAAGAATTGGAAAGTTAAGTAATATTGAAGATGTAGAAGAAAGAGATTTTGAAGACGATGAAACTCTTGATAGAATTATTGATATTACAAGATTTAAGGGTGAACCATTATCAATAAAATTTATATATGGAAAAGATGAAGAAACAAATGATTATGGATATATTGATTATAAAATTATTGTTGGATATTAGAGATATTAGAACATATAGGAGATAGGCGTACAAGCCTTTCTCCTAAATAGATATATAAATAAGAAAGAAAGAAGGAATTGAGAATATGGAAGTTGATTTAGTAAAAAATAATGAATTATCAAAAGAATTAAAAAATAAATATAAATTTGAATTAGGAAGTTGTTATGTTAATGCAGATAAACTATTTAAAGATAAAATATGCAAATATGTTGTAATTGGGTTTGTAAGAAAAAAAGGCTCTGAAATTGCGTTTAGACACGCTTGGAACTATACAGATAATTTTGAAGAATTAATAGATGCAACGCTAGAAGATGATATAAATGATTATGATTATTTTCAATCTTATTGCTTAGATTTAAATACATTTTATAAAAATGGTGTTGTATTTAAATGTGATGGAAATGACTATAAATATTATAAACGATATGAAGAAATTGAGTGTGCAGTAACTGATAAATTAAAATTATGTGATTATGATTTATATGAATATTTATATGAAGAAGGAATGGAGTATTTTGGATATGAATGTTTTGATGAAGATTTAAGTATTAATTTAAGAGCAAAATTTTTATAAGATATAAGAAAGAAGGAATTAATTAATGAGAAACAAATTATTAAATGAATTAATGCAAAAAGAAATTGAAAAAATAAGAAAAATCGTAAGACCTTACAGCAGAAATAAAGATGTTTTTTATGATGATGTGATTATAAAAGAAAAAGATTTAAAAGAAGAAAAGGCAAGTGGAATGTACGAATTTGATAAAGAGAACTATATACATCGAATTTATATTAATAGCGAAGATATAGATTATTATTTAAAGTATAAAGATAAAAAAGATTATTTTGCAAGGTATTATAAAAGAAATTTAGTCGACACAATCGGGCATGAATTAACCCATGCCTTTGTAAATCAGAAATTTAAATATTTAAATAGAAAAGTTAACGGAATAAATAGAGATGCAAGTCCGATATTCTTAGCACATTTAAGAATGTTTGGATATACGAGTGGTCATAATTGTTCAAAAAACTTTAATGATAGTTATTTAGATCACAAAACAATAGAAATAAGATTTAAAAATAAGAATAGTAAAAGATATGCGATATTCTATAAAGAAATTAGAGAATATTTAAATAATATTATAGATTTTAGAGAAGAATTTAACAATAAACAAAAAGATTTACTTATAAAAAAACAAATTAAAAATTATAAACAAATAGATTTTTGCTTTAGTAGTCGAGGAAGTGGACTAAAGAAATATATTTCTAATTCAACTAAAATATTAGGAAAAGATAAAAGTGAGTTAAGAAATATAAATAATAGCTTCTGTATGTTTGCAATCGGTAGTGCTATGCAAAACTTAGAAGATATAAGGCGATTAGTATATAAGAAAATTAACAACGGAATTGATGCAAAATATTATAATAATAGTTTAATTAAATGTACTAATGTTAATAAAGAAACTAAGATATTAAAGCAAATAGAAGATAAGAATTATTAAAAATCTACGGGGGAAGAAACGTCACCAGTTAAATAATAATCTACGGGTTTGATATAACCCTCAGAATAATAAATAATAATTAAATAATTTTAAAAAAGCAATAGGTGTCGCAGAGAACGACACAAAATATATAGATGTTATGCTTTCATCACTTTTTTAAAATCGGTCAAACCGATTTATTAAGTGAGGGATAAGTATAGCTTTTTTTGCTTTGTCTAAAAATATAAAAAATAAATAAATAAATAAGAAGAAAGAAGGAATTGATAAATGAATAAACAAGAAACAAATATTATAAAAGCAGAGGGAAAAGATTTAATAGGAGGAAAATTAGTTATTAAAGCTAATAACTATAAAAAATATAAAGCTACTTTTGATTATAGTTTAGTTGCAGAAGAATTAGCAGAAGATGGAGCAGAATTTTATGAAGTAAATGGAAAACAATTTACAAATGATATTATAAATGTAAGTTTTAAATTTGGTATTGATATTGAAAATGATGGAATTAAACAAATTAAAATGAATAATGATAACTTAAAGAAAAGCGAATTAAAATATGTTGAAAAAAATGATAAAGAAATAAAAAATATAATAAATGAAAAATATGATATTAAGAATAAAATTGAAATCGAAGAAATAACTAAAAAAATTAATTTAAGTAAAAAAGCTGTTAAAAATTACATAGCAAATAAAAATGAAATTGAGATTAGAATTTCTAAAAACACTATTGATAAAGAAATTAAGAAATTAAATAGAGAATTATTAAAAGATGAAAAAGTTGATATTAAAATAAATGCAATAAAAAATTATATTAAAAACAAGAAAGAGACAGAATCGAAAAATAATAAATTTAAAATCATAAAAAGAAACAAAGAAATGCAAGAACATTTATTATTAGAATATTTTAAGTCAAGAAATACTATAAGAGAAGATTTATACAAAAATGGATTTTATATTACTTTTGCTGAAACAGGAGAAGTGGTTCATTATGTTAGATTTTTAAGAAGTTCAGGAAGCAGTAGAGTTGGTAGATGCTTATTTATTAAAGAAGAATTACACAATAAAATAATGAATTGGTGCTACATGGGATTAAATATAGATGAAATGACAGAAACAGATTTAGCATCATTAGAAGCATATTTATCATTACCTGCAAGTTCTACAATAGCTACTATAAAAGGAATAAAAGCAGAAAACATATTGTTTATTAAAGAAGTTAAAGATACATTTACTGAAAATGCTATGTGTACTGAAATTAAAAATAATGATAATGGGGATTGCTTATATACTTCTGAAAAAGAAATGGAAATAACAAATTCAATTCATGATGGACAAGCCTTGATGGATACATCGCTGTTTAAGGATAATGGATATGCTGATAAAGGTATGTTATTACTTAGAAATAGATTTTTCAAAGGTGCTTGTTTTCACACTAATATCCAAAAATGGTTTAATGATAATAATATAACAGAAGTAAGTCAACTAAAAGGATATACTAGAGCAAAAGATATCACGGATGTTAAATTAATATGCAATGCTGAAACTTGTGTAAAGTTCGTTAAATTTGGTACTAAAGAAGAATGGTTAGATAGATTAGAAGATAGATGGGGAATAGTAAAATATGAAAAATCAACACATCACTTTAAAGGCAATTTAGTTAGTACGCATTATCAATTATTAAATACTTTAAATTTTAATAGAGATGAAATGGTAGAACTTTTAAAACCAACAATGGAATATTTTAATTTAATGTTGAATGATAGTAGAGTAATGCGAAACTTTATTGGAGCAAATGTGGATGATATAGAAGATTTAAAAGATAGCAATTTAATGATTAGTGCTTTAGTTGGAATAAGCGATGAATACTCTAAAACAAAACTATATACTAATTTTAGAGACGAAAAAAGAAAATCATTTTTAAAGCAACTACAAAAAGGTCATGTGCTAATTAAAGGTACATACTCAGTTCTGTTTGGAAATCCTATCGAGATGCTTAAAGAATCAATAGGAACTTATACAGGAGCAAGTATATTTAAAAAAGGTGAAGTTGATTGCAAATATTTTGAAAAAGACATTGAATTGCTTGGGTGTAGATCACCTCATGTAACTATGGGAAATTTAGCACTAATGAAAAATGTACATATAAAAGCAATTGATACATATTTTAATCTTAGTGAAAATATAATTTGTGTTAATTCTATAGGAGAAAATACACTAGAAAGACTTTCATCAGCCGATTTTGATAGTGACCAGCTACTTTTAACAGATTCTAAACTTGCATTATCTAAGTTAAAGTTACATTACAGTGAATTTTTAGTACCAACTTCAAATGTACAAGCTGAAAAGGTAAAGAGATTAAATAACGCAACACAAAAATCTGAATTGGATGTTAAAACAAGCGTAAATAAAATTGGTGAAATAATTAATTTATCACAACTTCTAAACACAATGATTTGGGATAAATATAATAGAACTGGCGAATTAGATATGGCTATATATACGGATGTATGCCAACTAGATGTAATGTCTTGTATAGAAATAGATAGTGCTAAGAAAGAATTTACAATTAATAATGTTAAAGAATTAGATAAATTAAGAAAGAAATATAAAATAGATAGTTATGAAGAAGGTAAAACACAAATAAAGCCATATTTTATGCAGTTTACAGGAAAATTAAAAGAAGAAGAAAAAGAAGAACAATTCAAAAAAATAGAATTTAAAAAGTATAATACAAGTATGGATTATTTGGAAGACATTATAGAGCATGAATTTAAAAAGATAAGAGCAAAAAAAATAAAATCTGAAGATGTAAAAACTATACAAGAAATAATAATTAATAATACAAAAGATTATAAAGTTAAAGATGCAAATAGACATCAAATTCCAGAAATAATTAAGATAATTGAAAAAGCTGATAAAGAAGTTAAAAGCCTTTATGCTAAAAAACCAAGCAAAAATTTGAGTAATGAAGAAATAAAAGAATTTAATATTGCTAGAGGTAAAAAAGTAATGGAAATAAATAATAATATGTATGCTGAGATTAGCAAGTTGAAAATTAAAATTGAAACAATTAAAAAATTATTTATTGAAACTGAGAGCAAATACAGTCATTTATCTCGTAAAATATTTACAGTAATGTTTGTTACTAATAAAGACAAGGTATTAGACTTATTAAAAAATACTAAAGATAATAATTTAACTAAATATGTAATGACAAATGGAAAATCAGATATAACAATTTTAGGTCTAGGATATAAAGAAGTGAAATGTGGATTATAATTTACACACCTTCTTTAATGAAAATGGCTCAAACCGTTGGTATGACTAGCTTTGTAAGTTCACAATAACCGTCTAATAGGGGATAGAGAGAATAAAACATTTCTAACTCTAGGAAGACAGAAAGATTAATATTAATGAGTATGTCCAGTTAAGGTGGGGTGTAAGAGCCTTGCCTTAACGGTATACTAAAAATGATTATAATAATTCAATTTATTATAATATAATTTAACAATCAATGCAAATATTTTTATTGGAGTAGATAACTACTCTACGTTAATTATTTATTTTTTTATAAATGATTAATTCCTTTTTTCTTTATTTAGAGTAGGTAGGTTTAATTCTCCTGCCTATTCCAATAAGGATATTTGCAATCCTACCGAAGATGGTATGGTTAAAATTTTGAACGGTAATAGTGTCAGAAATTCGGACACTAAAATAAATAATTAAAGAAAAAGGATGGATGAGATTTATGAAAACAATGATGAATGAAGAAATGGTAGCAAATTTAAAGAAGGATTTCGATTCTGAAACTTTAGTACAATTAAATGGATTAATTGAAGATTATAAAGATTTAGCTGAAGAATATAATGAAAAAATAGAATTTGAATATGAAATGCAAGTTTTTGATGATTCTTTAAATAGAGCAGTAAAAGAAAGAATGGATGAATTAATAAATGCAGAAAAGCAAGTTAAGGAATTATTATCCGATACTGTTTCAAAAGATAACGAATTAGATATAGAATTTGAAAATGAAGCTAGAGAATTAGTTGAATCTTTAATACCCGTTTTTAACGGAAAGTCTATAAGTGCAGATGTTTTAGATTGTAGTAATAGATTAGTAGATCAAATTTTAGAATTAAAAAGTTTCAAAACTTCTATAGATATAATAGAAACTGCTAAAAGATGTTTTCTAAATCATAAAATTGATTTAGATTGTAAGATGGATATAATATTTAAACAATATTTAGCGATTTGGGAAGTATTAAATATGATTAGAGAGCAGGATTGGGACGATATAGACGATATGGAAGTTCTAGTAGAAGAAGATATATTAGTTAAAGATTATTTATTAGATTATATTAATACAAATGTAGCAGAAGAACTAGAAACTGATGCAGACTTAGTAGAGTTTTTATGTTCGTGTGGATTAGATAATAATATATATGTAAGAACTTTAGAAGATAAAAATAGCTGTGTATGTTTAGTTCTATTCGATGATAATGAAAATAGATTAACAGATTGTTATTATCTTAATTAAATAAAAGTACATATATGGGGTGCTAGATGTGGCACTCCTAACTATTTATTTTTTTGTTTTATAAATATGTATTATATATCAATTATAGTATAACATTAATAAATAGTAAATACAATAGAAAAATAAAAATATTTTAAATAAATTAATTAAGTTGCTAGTAATCTTAAAACTAGATGAAAAAGAAAGGTTTATAATATGAAGAATTTACTAAAAGAAGTAAAAGGAAATATTTATGGGATGGGAGTATATTGCTTTAAAGCAGGGGATAAGATTCTCTATGTTGGTTCTGGAATGTTGAACGATAGGTTACAATCACATTTATATAATTTTAAAAGAGGATTATATGAAGATACTAATAAAGCAATATTACAAAAGGTTTATAATCTTGGAGAACTTGAGTTTGAAGTATTAAAGTTTTCTGAAAACAATAGTAAATATTTAAATGGATCTAAAGAAGAAAGAGAAGCAATTCAAAAATCTTTAGAAGTATTAGAACAATTTTACGTAAATTTATATAAAGATACTATCTGTAATAAAATGATGAGTATTAGAAAATGGAGTAGTAATAAGGATAATACTACTACTTATAAGAGAAGACAAGCTAATAGAGGAAGTAAAAATCCAAATAATAAATATGATAGTGAGATAATTGCTAATGTAATATGGTTAAAAGAACAAGGTTTAAAACCTAAAAAGATTGTGGAATTATTACTTGAACATGATATAGATATTAATAAGAATTATATTAGTCAGCTTGGTGTTAAGAAATGGATTTATACAAACCCAATTAGACCAACTTGGTATGAAAGCGTGGAGGTATAATGATGATAAATTTATTAGCTATTTTAATGATAGGTGGATTATTACTTATAGAAGAACAAAGAATATATTTTTTAAATTTAAATAATAAGAGATTAAAAGAAGAAATAGAAGATAATAAGAAATTTTATAAGATAGATAAAGATTTAAGTATACAGCTTACAAAATCTTTAACAACTTTGGAATGTAGACAGGAACAAATAAGAGAAAGAATGGAAGAGTGTAAAGAGGTGACTAAAGATAATATATGAATAAATTTAATAGATTTTTAAGTATAATAAATTTAATTTTTTGGTTAGGTATATTTATATCTACTATCTTTTTAAATATAAATCTAAAAGTAATTGCAATTGGAGCAACTTTTGTAGTTGTATTTAATTTAGTTTTAGATTTGTTCTGTTGTAATCGAGGTAGTAAAAATGCATTATAGAGGTAAGAAATGTACATATAACGGAATAGATTTTGATTCTATTCCCGAAAAGGATTATTACATAAAATTATTAGAAGATAAGGGTGTATCTAATTTACAGATACATCCTAAATTTATATTATTAGAAGGTTTTAGAAATAATGAAGGTAAAGCAATTAGATCGGTTACGTTTAAACCAGACTTTATGTTTAATGACCATCTTGGACAGAAATATATTGTAGATGTTAAACCAAATAATAAGAGATTAATTGATCCTGATTTTATGATTAGGTGGAAGTTATTGCAAAGTATGTATAGAGAGCAAGATATTAAGTTTAGACTTATTGCTTGGGATAAAAAGATTAAAGAATTTATAGAATTATAGGAGAGTGTATTAATGGATAAAATATTAGCGATTATTAATATAATAATGTTTATTACTTTGTTTTGTGGAGGAATATATGCTAAAAAAAGTGGAGAATTGCATTGTAATATGAATGGGATTATAGCTTTAGTTGTTGTATTTGTATTACCGATTTGTTTAGGGATTAGTGTATTAATATAAGTAAATATTTGTTATAATAGTTATATATTATATTATTTTTGGAGGATAAAATGAAAAATAAATTTTATAAAAATAAGTGGTTTATAGCTATTATCATTTCTTTAGTATTAATAATTGGTGGAATTGCAATATATGACATAATGCAAGTTTCAAACCCAATAGCAACATATCAAAAAATGCAGAAGAATGGAAATATAGAAGATAGTGTTGGAGCTAGTGCTAAATTAGCTATAGGGGTAGACAGAGATGTTAGTATTAGTGTAAAAGATAATAAAGTTGATTTATTCCTAGATTTACCAAGTAATATAACCAAAAAAGAATTAAAAAACGAAGAAGTCAGAATTATAAATGAAATACAAAAAACAGAATATAAAGATTATATTTCAGGATTAACAATTCAACATTTAACAGATTGGAAGAATAAAGAAAACGATAGAGACGTAACTGCACTTGTTTGGCTAGATGGAGATAAAGTTAAATATGAATATAACAATGATAATATAGAACAACAAGCAAGTATGTGTTTTTTTAAAGATACTGTAAAAGAATATTAAAAATAGTAGGGGTAGTATTACATTTATACTACTCTTTTTATTTTGTGAAAAATAAGGATGTGATGTGGTAATGTGTGAATTAAAAAGTTTAGATAGAAGAAATGATTTTGAAATAATTAGTAAAAATGAATATGCTTTAGCGAGACTAAAAGAAGAGTACAATAATATACAAATAAATGATGAATGGGCTAATATATCTAAGGGACATAACTTTGTATTTAAATATGGAGATATGTATTATAGCGTAGATTATTTGGATAGGGTGCTAGAGTAATGGGGAAGGTATCTTGTCCAGTATGTGGTAGGATTCACGATAGGAACTACATATGTGAAGCTAAGAAGAAAGCTAAGTTAGATAAGAGTAAAAGAGATAGAAGCAGATTAGATAATAAAGTATTTAGTTCTAGCAAGTGGAAGAAATTAAGAAATAGAATAGTAGAAGATTATAATAATATAGATTTGTTTAGTTATTATATATTTGGTAAGGTAGAAGTAGCAGAAGTAGTGCATCATATTGTAGAGTTTATGCAGGACGAGGAGCTAGCGTTTGACGAGGATAACCTGATACCTTTATCGAATTATACACATTTAAGTATTGTTCACAAGTTGTACAAAACTAAATGTAAAAATGAAATACAAAATATGTTAAGAGATATGATTAAAGATTATTGGAATGATAATAAAGAATTTGGAAGTTATAAAGAAAGATATAATAAGATTGTAAAAGAATTTGGAATGAATATATAGTAAGTTAGTGTTGATTAAATAATAATTGTTATTGATTAGATAGTAGATAATTTATATTCATTTATTGTATATGTAAAGATATTAAAAATTATAAAGAATGTGATTATAGATAGTAATTTGTTACTGTCTTTTTACTTTGCAACTAAATAGAACAAATGTTTGTATAGTGATGGTGAGGTATGGAAAATGATAGGGAAATAATTTATATCCCCCATGCTTATAAATGGCTTGGTTATGAGATTTGTAACAAAACAATGCCTCCCCTACTTAAATTAATTTCCCTAAATGACGATTTTACAATAACTAGCCTTAAATAATAAATACTATCAACAGAAAGGATGTGATAAAAGTGGCTAGACCGTCAATGAGTGCTTCTGTTACAAGTAAGCATTTAACAGAAGAAGAAAGAAAAAATAAGGTTGAGACAGAGCAAAAATTGAAAGGTAATGGTGAAAAAATAAAGCCACCTAAGCACCTTTCAAAAGAACAAAAAAAGATATTTAAATATATAGTAAATGAGTTAGTTAATTCTGAAATATTAGGGAATTTAGATATTTATGTTTTGTCTACTTGTTCTATTTGTATAGACCGATTACAAGAGATTGAAAAATTAATAAATGAAGATATTGAAAAATTAAATGATAGAAAATTAATGGGGAGTAGAAAAGATTATCAATCTGATTTGTTTAGGTGTATGAGTGAATTATCTATGACACCTGCAAGTAGAGCAAAGTTAGGTAATTTAAATTTACAAGCACAACAAAACAAAGAAGATCCAGTTCTAAAAGAAATAGGTGGTGATAACAAATGATGTTATTAGATAATGCTATAAAATATGCAAATGATGTTGTAAATGGTAATGAAATAACTACAAAAGAAGTAGTTCAGCAATGTAAAATATTTTTAAATGATTATAAAAACAGACAATATAATGATGATTTTAAATATTATTTTGATGAAAATAAACTTCAAACAATAGAAAATCTATTGAAATTATTTAACTATGCAACAGGATTTGTAGCAGGACAACCAGTTTTAGAAGGGATAGTACCTTTTCAATGTTTCTTTTTGACAAATGTTTTCGGTTGGAGATTTAAAGATAAGACTAATAAGTTTAGATATAACGATATAACACTTTATATCGCTAGAAAAAATGCAAAAACTTGGTTAGTATCTTTAGTATTTATATTATTAATGTTAACTGAGCAGAACTATAGTGAATTTTATTCTATATGTTTAAGTAAAGAATTAGCAAGTGAAATAAGAAAAGCAATGGTACAAACTTTAGAGTCTAGTCCATACATATTAAAGCATTTTAAGATAAGTAAAACTCTAACTGGTAGGATAGAGTGTAAATTGACACATAGCTTTTTCCAACCTAGAGTAGCAGAAGCAGGAAAGAATAACTCTGTTAGACCTAGTGCGTTCGTAAGTGATGAACATGGTAATTTTAAAGAAAATAGTAACTTTAAAGCTATGCAAAGTGGACAAAAGAATGTTGTAAACCCTTTAACTTTTAGAACAACTACAGCTTATGCAATAGATAACTCTATAATGTTAAGTGATTTAGATTATATTAGAAAAGTTTTAGATGGAGTTGTTGAAAATGAAAGACAATTTGCATTATTATATTATTCTACGAAAGAAAATTTATGGAATGATACTGGAATGTATATGGCTTGTCCTTTACGAGTAGAAGAGAATTATGAAACTATTAGGGAAACTAGAGCAAAAGCACTTGTTAAAGAAGATGAGGTTGAAGAGTATATAACAAAAGATATGAATTATTTCTTACCTGCTAATAGTGGTGAAAGTTTCACGAATGCAGAAGAAATAGAAGGTTGTAAAACTGAAAAAGATATAGATTGGACTGGAAGAAGTGTATATTTAGGTGTCGATTTAGCAGAAACCGATGACAACACAGCGGTGACCATGGTTACTTATGATGAAGATACCGAAACAATTTATGTTAAAAGTTGGGCTATTATTCCAAGCGATAGGGTAGAAATGAAGTCACAACGAGAAAGAGTTGATTATAAAAGAGAAATAGAAAAAGGTAATTGTTTTAGTTGTGGCGATGATAGAGTTGATTATAAACGGATTGAAGATTTTGTATTAGGAATAGAAAAAAAGTATAAAGTAAATGTAATACAACTAGGATATGACAGAAGAAATGCAATGAGTTCAGCTCAGAAATGGGAAGATAACAACATAGAATGTGTTGAAGTTATACAATTTAGTAGAGTTTTACACGCTCCGATTAAATGGTTACATGAGTGTTTATTATCTAAAAAAATAAAATACTATAATAATAAACTATTAGATATTGAATTAATGAATTGTAGAGCAAAAAGAGATACAAATATGGGGTGGTACTTAGATAAAAAAGCTAGTGCAGGTAAAATAGACATGGTATTTGCATTAGTGGATGCTTTATATCTATTACAACAAGAATTATTAGAAGGACAAACTTGGGTGTCACAAAGATAATTTTTTATTAAAGTCAAAATCAGTAAAATAATATAGAAAGGAAGGTGAATTGATGGGATTTTTAATGGAAACTAGAGCAGATAATAATCAAACGTTACAACAAATTTTAAATACTACAATAGATTCTATAGTAGTAAATAAAGACACTATAAGTAATATAAGTGCTGTATATAGTTGCTTAGATTTTATAACGTCTATTATAGCAAGTTTAGATTTTAAACTATATAAAAAGACTAATACTAATAAATTAGAAGAAATAAGAGACGATAAAAGATTATTTTTGCTTAATAAAGAACCAAATTATTTTTGCAACTCAACTCAACTCAAGAAAGATATTGTAAGAGATATGTTAATAGATGGGATTGGATATATTAATGTAGAAAAAAACAATAATGAATTTGAGAATTTATACTACGTAGATAGTAATGTTATTAGTGTAATGCTAGACTCTGAAGCAATACATAAAGATGTAATTATAAGCGTACAAGGGCAAGAGATGGACATAAGCGATTTTATAATTGCAACATTATCTGTAAAAAATTCTATAGAAGGAAATGGAATGTTAAAGCAAAATAAAGACTTATTTAAACTTGCTTTAACATTGCAAAATTACTTTAATAAAAATTTAGAATCTGGTGGAGGTCGTAAAGGTATTTGGAAAAGTGAAGGTAAGCAATTAGGCAGTAGCGAATTTGCACAATTTAAACAAGATGCAAAGGATATACAAAATACAGATCAACCAATAATTTTGAATAAAGGTTTAACCTATACACCTTTGACAAATAGTAATAGAGAAATGCAAATAATGGAAAATATGAGGTTTGTAAACGAGGAAATTATACAATTATTTGGATTTCCTAAGATATTAAACTCTGATACTTTTAAAACATTAGTAAAAACTAAAATAAATCCTATAATTAATGCGATTGAAAATGCAGTAGATAAAACTTTATTGTTAGAATCTGAAAAAGAACAAGGATATTGTTTTAAAATGTACACTGATGAAATTGTAAAAGCTGATATAATTGAAAGATTTAACGCTTATAAACTTAGTTTAGATGCAGGCATAGAAACTGTTAACGAGATTAGGAATAAAGAAAATTTAGAAAGTGTTAAAGGCATGGATATACACAAAATGACTATTGGTCAAGCACTTTATAATAGTGATGATGGTAGCTGGTTTATACCAAATACAGGAGTAAAAATGGACAAAGAAGGTGACGTTGCGATAAATGGAGAAATTAAGGGAACTGAAAATAAAGCTGAAAATAAAAATAATATCAAACTGGGAAAAGATAGTACAACAATATAAAGAAAAAAAATATAAAACAACTAAATATTTTAACAATAATAAAGAAGATTTATGGTTCTTAGGTGCTATAATATCTTCTTTATTATTTATATTAATTAAATTTGGATTATTATATACACTACCATTAGCAACTTTAGTTTGTGTTATTAGGTGCATAATAATTATTTATTCTAAAGCTAAAAGGGGGTGAATAGATGGAAATTAGACTATTACAAGATAGTGTTGAGTTAGAAGGTTATATAAATGTAACCGAAAGAAAATCTAAAATTATGAAAGATAGCAAAGGTAAAAATTTTGTTGAAGTAATAAAACAAGGCACTTTTAAAAGAGCATTAGAAAGAAATAAAAATGTTTTAATGTTGCTAGACCATGATACAAATAAGCAAATTGGCAAAGTTGGGGACAATGTAGAGTTAAAAGAAGACAGTATAGGTCTACATTATAGAGCAAATATAAGTGATGCAGCAACAGTTCAATTAGCTAAAGATAATAATTTGGTTGGTTGTTCTTTTGGTTTTAATAATCCAGTAGATTCTAAGAAAAAGATAGGAGTATTAGAGCAAAGAGATATTAAAAATTTAGATTTATTTGAGGTATCTATACTTAGTAATAAGAAAAACCCTGCATATAGTGGTTGTTCTGTAGAAGTTAGAAATTTAGAAGATAGCAACAAAAATATTGAACTAGAGATAAGAGAATTAGAAGATTATTTAAGTGATAATGAAAAAGTTGATATGAGTTCTGTGTATAATGCAGACCTATTTATATTAAAACATAAAAATATTTAAAAATGAAAGGATGATTTAAAAATGAGTAATATAAAAGCAATAATTGAAAAGAGAAATAGTTTAGTAGAAGAAATGGAGGGACTAGTAAATAAGGCAACTGAGGAAGTAAGAGCCTTTGACGAAACTGAAAATAGTAGGGTAGAAGCAATAAAAACAGAAGTAAGAGGACTAGAAGAAGTGATTAAAGCTAATAAAGACAAAAAAAATAAAATGATAGTTGATGATGAAAAAATGAAAGAAAATAAAAAAGAAATTGGAAAGGATGATGAAAAGATGGAAAAAAGAAGTATAGCAGAAGAACTAGTAGGGGGAAAATCTATAAACTTAAATGATTTAGAAGTCAGAGCAACAGTTTCGGAAGGAATTTCTACTGGTGGAAATGTAGCAATAGGAAAGGATGTAGTAGGACAATCTTGGGCTGATAGTATTATAAGACAAGTTGAATATGTTTCTCCATTATATGGAATGGCAAATAAGATTAATACAACATCTCCACATAACATTCCACTACAAGGAAACAAGATTGGAAAATTTGTTAAAACAGCAGAATTAGGTACATATAAAGCACAATTAGCAGATTTTAAGACTAAAACTTTAGGTGCAGTTAAATATACTAATTTATTTACAGTATCTAACGAATTAATGCAAGATTCTATGTATAATATCGAAGCAGAATTAATTGCACAAACTAAAGAAGCATTAGCACAAACATTAGACGAATTAGTTATTAAGGGAGATAAAGCTGAAGGCGTAGAAGGATTAGAAATGTTACCTGCTGAAAGAGAAATTGTAGCTGGTGGAGTGAAGAAAATATCCGAAGCAGATTTATTAAATATGTTTTATGGGGTTAAATCAGCATATAGACAAAATGCAGTTTGGATTTTCAATGATGCAACTTGTAGAGAATTAGCAAAATTAAAAGATGCCCAAAATCGACCACTTTTAACACAATCTTATAATGTAGCACCAGTCGGATCTACAGAAACAGCAGGAGTAACTACATTCTTATTAGGAAAACCAGTTATAGTAAATGATTTTGTACCTGCAATTGATAGTGCAACAGTTGAAAAATGTGCGTATTTTGGAGATTTTAATAAGGTAATTACAATTGGACTAAGAAAGAACTTTGAAATGCAAAAATCATTAGAAGTTGGATTCTTAGAAGATTATATTGCTGTTAAGTCTTCTATCAGATTAGATGCAAAATTAATAGATGAAAAGGCAATGGTTTCTTTAAAATCTAAAATAGCATAATAGGTTAGGGATTTAATCCCTTTCCTAACTAAAACAAATGGAAAGGGTGATTATTATAAAAATGAATGAAGTAACAACAGATTTACTTGTTAATTATTGTAATGCGTATGATGAAGATAAACAATTATTAGAAATATTTAAAGATGCAAGTGTGGATTATATAAAAAGCTATACTGGGTTAACAGATGAAGAAATAAATAATAAAAATGATTTAACTATAGCTTTATTAGTATTAGTTTCGGGAATGTTTGATAGTAGAAGCATAGAAGCAGATAAAACAAATATTAATTTAATATTAGATAGTATTCTTGGATTACATTCTAGGAATTTAGTGTAGAGGTGTTTTAATGAAGATTATTAATAGTGGAGAATTTAAACACCCTATACGAATTGAAAGATTTGTTACTGGGGTTGATGAAGATAACATTCCAACTGAGGAATGGAAAGATATAATACCAAATAAAGTTTTTAGAACAAAAATAAAAAATACATCTGGTTATGAAAAAATAATAGGACAATCAGATACTTCTATAGATAAAAAAAGATTTTATATTAGATATAAAAAAGATTTAAATTTAACAACTAAAGACAGAATTGTTTATAATGAACAGGTTTATGACATTACCTATGTAAGTGATATTGAAGAAGCACATAAATATTATGAAATAGTAGTAGAGTTGGTGCAATAATGAGTATACAAATAAAAGGTATAAATAATTTAATAAATAGAATTGGTAAGTTATCTAATATAGAAACTGAAAAAGCTGTAATAAGTGTAGCAAAAGATATAGAAAAAGCTATAAAAGAAAAAGCAAGTGCATTTTCTGATAATGCAGATGAAATAAAAGCATTTGAGCCTAAGAAGTTTGGAAAATCTACGTATATAGATGTAGGTTTAAAAAGTTCTGAATCTGATTGGGATAAAATAAAAGGTATGTATTTTAACAACTATGGGTATCACCCTAGAGGTGGTGCAACCTTTGTAGATAGCCACATTATGTGGTTTGATGAAACAGTACAAGCTAAAGAAAATGAAATAAAAGTCAAGTTAAAAAATGAACTAAAGAAACAAGTAAAAGAATGTTGGGAGGGATAATATAATGGATATTGGAGATTTATTAAAACAATCTTTAAAAGATATTGGATTACCTTCCTACTATCTAAAGAGACAAAGTGATACAAATGAATGTGTAGTTTATACTTACATAGAAACTCCTAAATTGTATGGAGATAATGAAGAAATAGCAAGTAAATATACAGTATTATTGAATGTTTATTGTAAAAATAAAATAGAAACTAATAAAAAAAATGTAATACGAGCTATGTTAAAAAATGGTTTTAAAAAGAAAATTATATTACAAACTATATTAGAAGAAAATGAATTATATAATACAGCTATGCAATTCACAATTGCTTTAAAAAACTAGACTTTAAGCAAATAGTCTTAAAACAGGCTTTATTTTTATGTAAAAAATTAAAATTTGAAAGGATATGATAAAAAATGGCAGAAGAAACAGTAAAACAATTTAGAAGTATTATAGGAATTAAGGATATACATTTTGCACCTTACAAAGATGGGGTTTGGAAAGCACCAATTAAGGTTAATGGATTGCAAGAATTAGGTATTAAAAATACAGTTGCAGAAGGTAGCTTAATTGGTGATATGGTAAAGTTAAAATCTAAATCTAAGAAAACTGGGCTAGAGATTGATTTAACAGTTGCCGAGTGGACACCAAGTATACAACAAATGTTAGAGGGATCAACACTTGAAAATGGAGAATTAGTATCTAGTGCAGATGATGTAGATGGAGCAGTTGCTTTACTTTGGAAAGAAATATATGATAACGGTGATGAAGTATATAACGTTGTTTATAATTGTAAAATTCATAGAGAAAATGCGTTTGAGGGTAAAGGAAATAATGAAAATATTGAATTTGCAGTTACAAAGCTAGTTGGTACTGGTTTAGCAGTAACTAATCCAAATACAAATAAATCTGTATTTTCTATGCAATTAGACACAAAAGCAGAAGGTGTAGATGCAACAAAAGTAGCTAATTTCTTTACAGCAGTGCAACACGCAGGTAAAAAAGTAGGAGCATAATAATTAATTTATAAAAGGCATTACTTAATTGTAGTGTCTTTTATTAAGTTAATTAAAAAAAAGAAAGGATTGATATAAAAATGAGTAATTTAAAAAGAAAAATAGAAAATATAAAAATTGATGATAAAGAATATGTAATGGCTTTTGATATGGAAAGTTGCGAGGTATTTAAAGAACTGAGTGGACAAAATTTATTATCTAGTTTACTTAAATTAAATGAACTTGATGACGTGACAGTTTTATACTTTTTAGCAAGTATTTTAAGAGATAAAGAAACAGAGAAAATATTAGGAAATGATTTACTAATTGGAGATTATGACTTATTTACAACGATGATAGGTTTATTACCAAACGTCATTAATATTGTAACCAGTGGGTTCCCACAAGCTGAGGAAAACGAAGAAAAAAACTAATTAGCAATAATAGAGAATTAGAAGATTTAGATGTCGATTATCTTTATTATTGCTATACAAAAATATTAGAAAATGATGAGGAAAGTTTTTGGAAAAGTACACCTCGAAAAATTTTTAAACTATTAGATATTCACACAAATATTAACAATCCAAAACAAAATAAAAATAGTGGATATAGTGAAAATTCAGAGAAGAAAACTTATAAAGTATTAGATTAGGAGGGAGGCAATTCAAAGGTGGCTGATAAAGAGCAATTAATAGTTGAATTAGGTATTAAAAATAATAATGTTAATAAAGAAATATCTAATATAAATAGAGAGTTAAAAAATCTTGATAAAGAAGTTAAAAGTACCGACAAAACTACTAAACAGTATGGACAAACTAATGATACATTAAAAAGTAAATTAAGCAATTTAGAAAAAATGTATACTTTAAATTCTAAGAAATTAGAAGATTATAAAAAGAAAATGCAATCTACAACAGAAGCTATTAAAAAGCAAGAAGAAAAAATAGCTAATATGAAACTGCAAGGACAAGATACTGCTAAAGCAGAAGAACAACTTGCGAGAATGAAACAAACTTTATCTAATGTTGGACATCAAGCTACTTTGACAGAAAATGAAATTAAAGGTTTAGATAGTGCTATAAAAGAAACTAATAACGCTTTAAAAGATACGAATGTGAGTACATATAAGAATAAATTACAACAATTAAGTACAAATTGTAGTAATGCTAGTGAAACATTAAAAAGCGTTGGTTCTACTGCTAGTAATGTAGGTGGAAATATATTAAAAGCTACAGCTCCACTTGTTGCAATAGGTGTTGCTAGTCAAAAAATGGCTAGTGATTTTGAAACAAGCTTTGCAAAAGTAACTACTATAGCAGATGAAAATGAAGTAAGCAATGATAAGATGAAAAAATCTATAATAGATTTATCTAACCAAACTGGGATTAGTTGTAATGAAATATCTAATAATGTTTATGATGCAATTTCCGCTGGACAGAAAACAGGAGATGCAGTTAATTTCGTTACTAATTCTACTAAATTAGCAAAGGCTGGATTTGCAGAAGCTGGGGATAGTTTAAATCTTTTAACAACTATCCTTAATTCTTATGGTATGGAAGCAAGTGAAGTAACTAATGTAAGTGATAAATTAATAACTACACAAAATATTGGTAAGACAACTGTTGCTGAATTATCTTCCAGTATGGGTAAAGTTATTCCAACAGCTAAGGCTTTTGGTGTTAATTTAGATAATGTTGCTACAAGTTATGCTGAACTTACTGCAAAAGGTATAGCAACAAGCGAAGCTGGTACTTATGTAGCAAGTATGTTTAATGAATTAGGAAAACAAGGTACAAATGCAAGTAATGCTTTAAAATCTATAAGTGGCAAAACATTTCAACAGTTATTAGCAGATGGTAAAAGTCTTGGTGATATATTAGCTGTAATGGATAATGGAGCTAAACAAAGTGGTAAATCTTTAGCAGATATGTTTGGTAGTGCTGAAGCAGGTAAGGCAGCTATGATAATCGCAACTAATTATGGTAAAGACTTTAACGATATGTTAGGACAAATGAAACAGAGTGCAGGTGCAACACAAATTGCATTTGATAAAATGGATGCAACTCCTGCTGAAAGAATGGCTAAAAGTATTAATAAAGCTAAGAATGAAATGATAAGATTAGGACAAAATTTATTGCCAATGATGGATGAAGTTAGTGGATCAATTGGAAAAGTTGCTGATTGGCTTGGAAAAATGACAGAAGAACAACAACAAGCAATTATAAAAGCCACTTTATTTACAACAACATTTGGTGGGACTGTAAAGGTATTAGGTTCTTTTACAAATGGATTAGGTTCTTTAGTAGGAGGAATAGGTAAAGTTACTACTACTCTAGGGGATTTAAGTAAAGCAAGTAAAGTAGCAAAAGATGTAGAAGGATTAGCTATAGCTAGTAAGGTTGCAAGCGTAGGAGTTACTGGATTATCTACTGCATTAATTCCAATAGGAGCAGTATTAGCTACAGCAGGAGCTGGTATATATGCGTATAATCAATATCAAGATGGTTTAACAAATTCTTGTGTAATAAGTAGAGAAGAATTAGGACTACTAAAATCTACCTTATTAGAATTGAATGGAGTTCATGTACAAAGCCAAGAAGAATTAGAAAAAAGTGGTCTTGTATTAAAAGAATTAGGTGATAATTTAGGGGAAGATTTTAAAAATAAAGTAAATGAATCTACTAAATCTATGCAAGATTTTAATTTCTATTTAAGTAGTATAAACATGGATAATGTACTTACTGATGAAGAAACAAATGGATTTAACAGTAGAGTAGATAGTATGTGTACTACTGCAATAGAAAGTATAAAAAGTAAACAAGCTACAAGTCAAGAGGAAATGGGGAAAATGTTTACTCTTGGTGATGGTGTTATAGATGAAAGTGAGAAAAAAGTATTAGAATATCTTAATAAAAATTATAATACTAACATTGAAGAAGTTACTAAATTAAAAAATGATATTAATGCAATTTACGCAAAAGCAATTGAAGAAAAAAGAGCATTAAATGAAGATGACATAAAAGATATTCAAGATAAAATGTCTAAAATAAAGGAAATTGAACTTGAAGCATTGGCTAACAATCAAGAAGAACAATTATTTGCTAAAAATGAATTTACAAATAGAATGAATACTTTAGATGCAGAAGGTGCTAAAGAATTATTAACACAAAAGAAACAAGTGTTAGATGAAGAAAATGCACAAGTTTTAGCAAGTTATGATACTCAAATCGAAATGATGAGAACAGCTAAACAAAAAGCTATTGATGCAGGAAATCAACAGGATGCAGATAATTTACAAGTTCAAATAGAAAATAAAACACAAGAAAGAGATGCTTTGTTAGAAAAACAAAGAGAAACTTGGCAAGGTTATATTGATATTACGGAAGACAAAAATGAGGAATTAAGAGGTAAAATTAATACATATACTGGTGAAATATTGAATGATGCAGATTTAAAAGCACAAGTGGGGCTTGATTATGCTAGACAACATTATGACGGTTTAGGAGTTGTAACGGAAAACGGTTGGTATAAGGTTAAAGATGTAACAACAGGTGCTATGAATGATTGCTATGTAACGGTAGATAAAAATACAGGTGATATTACAGGGTGTTGGAATAAAACTACTGGAATTGTTGGTGGATATACTGATGAAATGAAAAATAAGGTTAAAGAATTAGGAAATGAACATGAAGCAGATAGATTAAAAGTACAACAAGCTATGGGTGCAATATCGCAATCTCATTTAGATGCTAAAAATCAAGTTGTGGGTGCAAATGGAGAAGTAATAGGAAGCCTTAAAAATGTTACTGAAGCTGAAAATGGAGTTAAAACTGGAATATTAGATGTAAATGGAACTCCAATGCAAATTGAAACCAACGCTGATGGCACTATAACTAAAATGGGGCAAGTTAAAGATAGTGTGGATAAAATACCAGAACATAAGAAACTTACAATTACAACATTCTTTGAAAAAGTAGGAGAGTTTTTGGGAATAGGTCAAAATGCTACAGGTACTAATAATTATCAAGGTGGTTTAAGTACAGTTCATGAAAAAGGTCTTGAATTAGCATCTAATAATAATGTTAGAATGTTAGGTTCATTTGGTGGAAACCCACTGGCGTACATACCTAGAGGAACTGGAATAAGAACTAATATGCAAAGTATTAGTGATATGAAATCTGAAATAAGCAGACAACTTAATAATAAAGGTAATGTTGCACTAGTAAAAGCACTTGAATCTTTGTTAAAATTACAAACTAATAATAATAAAAATCAAATTAAAGAAAATGAAAATAACAATAAAAGACATAAGGAAAATATTAATTATAAAAAGGGAATATTATATGAAGGTAAATTCTTAACAAAAGAAACTTTAAAGAAAATGCGAGTTTATACTAATAATGAGCGTGGTATTTGGATAGAAGGAAAATTTGTAAGTGATGCAAATGTAAAAGAAATGCAAAGAAATCAAGTGAAAAAATTAAAATCTATAAAATTAGATGGTGAATATTATAATAAAAATTCTAAAAAGTCTAGTGAGTTAATAGATAACTATAAAATTAAAAATAATGAAGAAATTGACTATAATAAAATTTCTGATAATGTTGGAAAACAAATAGGTGAAACAATAAAAGAAATTTTACAAGGACTAGGAATTGAAATAAATATTACTAATAAATTAAATAGTAAAGAAATAAGTAATGAAGTAACTGATACAGTAATAAATAAACTAGGTAGAATAGATAGAACGAGTAGGGTTGCAAAAGGGAGGTGATAGGATGAGTTATGATATTATTTTTAACAATATTAGGCAAAGTGATTTAGATTTAGAAATTATAAAAAGACCATTTATTCCTATTCCTAAGCGAAAAATAAAAACTATAGATATTTCTGATGCTGATGGTTCTTATTACATGGATAATAAAATTTATGAAGATATTGTAATACAAATAGAATTTAATTTTATAGAAAATAATTTAGATTTTATAAGACAAAGAATAAGAAATGTTACGTTTTGGTTGGAAAATATAAAAGATAACAAATTACGATTAATGAATGATTTTGATTACTATTATAAAGTTAAAAATGTTGAAATTGAGAATTTTAACTATGAAGAACTTTATGAGATACAAAAATTTACTGTTAATTTTACCTGTGAACCGTGGCAATATTTATATTATTCTAGTAAAGAATTACCGATAAATAGGTTACTATACAATGATTTTTATACTTGTAAACCTATCTATCGCATACAAGGCACTGGAACGTGTGATTTTACTGTAAATGGAACTAATGTTACTTGTAATGTAAATAAAGAACTAATTATAGATACCGAACACGATAAAATATTAGAAGCTGATAAAACATTTGCAATAGGAAAAACGAACATTAAGGCTATGCAAGATTTATATTTACAACATGGAAAAAATATTATTTCTTGGAGTGAGGGTTTTAAAATATTTTATATACCAAATTACAGAGCAATTTAAGATGTTAGGCTAGTAGAAATACTAGTCTTTTCTTGTGTTCAAATTTAAAAAATCAACAGAAAGGATGTGATTGGTTGATACAACTATTTACTAACAATCAACAAGATATAACTAAAAATGGAATTATATTAAATCCTATATATGCCAAAATATCAAACAAGCTAAATGGCGAAAATGAGTTTGAAATGGAAGTTTTATTAGATAAAGAGGGATTATATAAAAATATAACTAGAGATTGCATTATAACTGCACCTACTCCTGAATTTAATAGAGAGCCACAAGCATATAGAATTTATGATACTGTTAAAAACATGAGTTCTAATACAATGACAGTTTACGCTAGACATATATTTTTTGATTTAAATAAGAAAGTTATATTTAATAAAAATGTGCAAGGGAATGGACAACAAGTATTACCTAAAATATTAGAAGATACTAAATTTAATGGACATTCTGCAAGTAATATAACAGATATTAGACAATATAAAATGAGAAATATAATTAATGTTATAAATGGGAATGAAGAAGATAGCTTTTTAAATATATGGGGTGGAGAAATTGAGTGTAATAACTATAACCTAAATATCCCATTAAGGCGTGGTAAAGATAGAGGTATAAGAGTTAGCTTTGGCTACAATCTTGAAGACATTGAAGAAGAAATAAATGTAGATGAAGTTGTAACTAGAATATATCCTTACAGTGGTGATCTAGTTTTAAGTGGAAATACACCTTATGTGGATAGTCCTTTGGTTACTAAGTATAGTGAAGTTTATGAACAAGCTATCGAAATGAGTGATATTAAAGTAAAAGAAAATGCAGAAGACAAAGAAGGATTTGACACTAGAAAACAAGCAGAAGCAGAGATGATAAAAAGGTGTAAAAAACTTTTTGATGAAGGTGCTGACAAGATAAAAGCTAATTATAAAGTTAAAATGCAAGATTTATCTAAAACAACTGAATATAAAAAACTTGGTTATGATAAATTAGAAAAAATATGTCTTGGAGATACTGTACATTGCTATAACAAAAATATTAATATTGAAGTTTCAGCAAGGTGCATAAGTTACGACTGGGATATTGTAAATGAAGAATTTATAGAGATTGAACTAGGACAATTTTTATCTAATTATATAGATAATAATTTAAGTGATTTAGATAATCTTTATAAAAAAATAGTTATGACTGAACAATTTATAACACTTAGAGTAGATAGTTTAGATAATAAATTACATGCAGAAATTAAAATTACAGCAGACCAAATAAGAAGTGAAGTCGTGAACACAAAGAAAGAACTTGAAAGTAGTATAATACAAACTACTAGTGAGATTAGAAGTGAAGTAAAAGATGTTAAACATGATTTAAGTTCTGAAATAGACCAACAAGCTGATAAGATTAGTGCTGTAGTTCAAGAAGGTGATAGTAGTGGAAGTTGGGAACTTAAACAAGATGTTTTCAGAGTTGCTTTCAACAAAGCAGGAGGAAAAAAAACAGAGATAACTGGAGAAGGACTGGCTGTTTATGATGGAGGATTATCAGTTTATGATAGAAAAAATAATTTAGTGTTTAATGTCCTAAGTGATGGAACTGTAAGACTAGGAAACATAAATGTACAAGATATTACTATTAATAAAACTGGAAAGAGCAGTGGTTTCTATAATGCACTTTCACATATGGATGAAATGTGGATAAAAGACGTAGGTATAGGAAAATTGGTTATAGATAGTAAGGCTTTTCGTATAAGTGACGATGATTTTGGAAATGGATATAACCTATGGCAATATATAAAAAAATGCTTACAATATTATAAGTTAATATAAAGAAATAAAAATACCATTAAAAGATAAAATTTAACAATAGAGGTGTTGACTTCATCTACGTAGATGATATAATAGTAAGTGTAAAGAAAACAAACAATTTTAAAAAAATATAAGAGTTTCATGCGAATAAATGGAATTTTTAAATTATATTATTATTATCTACTTGATAGTTAAAAGCGGTGAACCCTACCAGTAAGTGGGATTTAAACAGGCGAGTCTCTGCCATAGTGAGAAGTTAAAAAAGCGGTGAGCTTCTACCAGTAAACGAAGAGTTTAAACAGATGAGAAGATAACAATTAGGTTATCTTCTTTTTTAATGAGAGGAAATAAAATGGGTAAGTTAAAATTATATAAAATAAGAGAAGATTATATAGACTTTTTACGGAAATATGATAGTAAAGTTTTATATAATAAAAATGAAAAAAGAGTGTATATTGGTGTAATATTCCCTATAAACGATACCAAATATTTTATTCCATTATCCTCACCAAAGAAAAAACATGAAACAATGAAAAACACAATAGATTTTCTGAAGATAAACAATGGAGAAGATGGAGCGATTAATTTTAATAATATGATACCAATAATTGATGATGTTGTGGTTGAATTTGATATTTTAGACGAAAAAAGAATAAGATATAAAAATATATTATTTAACCAAGTAAAGTTTATTAAAAGAGAATCGAAAAACATATTGGAAAATGCCATAAAATTATATGAAAAAGTAACAAAATATAACAGTTACATAAGTAAAAGATGTGTAAATTTTAAATTATTGGAAATGGTAGCAAATAACTATCAAACATATCAAGAAGTTGCAATGACAGTAGATGAAGATATAGAGCCTAAAGGAATTAAAGAGAATGTAGAAGTTGAGAAGACTAAGATTTAAGCTTAGTCTTTTTTATTTGCGTAAAAATAAGAAATACAGAAAAATAAAAAAATATGAAAGGAAAGTGATATTATGACAACTTATAGTCCATTTGAATTAGAACCTATTTTTATAGATTTTAAAAATGAAAGCTATAATTTAGGATTAGATATACAAGCAAATCAGAACGATACTTTAACACTTAACTTTATATGTAGGAATAATGGCATTGAAGAAGATATGTCTAAATACAAAGTTGAATTAAGAGTTCACAATAATAATACTAATACAGATTATATTCAAACTCAAAATGAAAATGTTACTTTAGGTACAGATGGCTCGGTTAAGATAGTTTGTCAAAGTTTAAAAGGAAATAAATTAACTGCATATAGTGGACAATGTAATGGAGTATTAAGAATATTTAATACTGAAAATAAACAGAAAGCAACTAGAATAATAACAATGCGAATTATTGCTGATCCATTAGAAACAGATAGAGCCAATATATGTGAATCTACAATAACAAAATTAGAAGATTTAGACTGGATACTGAATGAAGCTTATAACATTGAAGATGAATTTAAGAAAGCTATTGAGGAAGCTATAAAACAAAAAAATGAATTAATTAAAACAACTAATGAAGCAAAAGTTATAAATAGTACATTAGCAGGAAACATAACAACTGGAACTGAGTTAAACAGCAATCTTGTAAAATCTAATAAATTAGCAGAAACAAATCAAAAAGAATTAGATACTAGAAATACTACAGCTAGTCAAAACATAGAAACTTTAACAAATAAGAATACTACTGCAAATGAAACCATAGTTAACATTTCTGAAAAAATAGAAACAGGGAGTAAGTTAGATAATGATTTGGGTTTAAAAATTCCTATAGGTACGACTCTTAAAAATGATTTGAACACTAATATAAAAACGGGAACACAATTGAAAACTGATTTAATAGAATTAATTCCTAAAGTAGAGAAATCAAAATCTGATTTAGATACAAGCAAAATAAATGCTGATTCATCAAATACAACATTGTTAGAAACTACTAATAATGCAGAAACAAAGAAACAGGAAGTTGTTGTAGAGTGTAAAGTAGCAGATGAAAAAATAAAACAAATGAATGAATTTGGAGATGTAACAGAAGTAGTTAAAGACGTAACATTATTAAAAGAGGAAGTAAAAACAGCTAGGGATAATGAAACAGATTTAAATGCAAGATTAGAAAGAGATAAAACTAACATTTTAAAGAAATTTAATGAATTGGACAATCAAGATATTTTTAAAATAACAAAAGATATAAAAAATAAAAACATAAAAATTTTAGGTGATAGTATTGGGGCAGGTGTTGGAGGTACAGGATATAGTGCAACTGGTGAAATTATAGTTGGAAACAATAAATCCAATGAAACTGGACATTGTTGGGCTAATAGTTTTAGAGATTATTTACAAAGTAAGTACAATTGTATTGTAAAAAATTGGAGTGTAAGTGGATGGAAAAGTTCAGATATAGTAACTAATATATCAACATTGATTACCGAAACAGATGATATTGTAATTTGTGCAATAGGTGCAAATAATTGTTATATTGAAAATGGAACTACATTGCTTGAGTCGGATATAAAAACAATTAATGAGTATTGTGAAAACCACAATAAAAAAGTAATTTTTATTGGAACAATTCAAACATTAACAAGTTCTCATGAGAATAAAGGAATCAAAATGGAAGATATAGATAATTTGCTAAGAAAAGTAACTACAAATTTGAATGTATGTTTTATACCTATGTATAAATTGTTTAATGATTATCTATTATATAGTGGTGTGGACTCGTCTTTGTTCTATTATAATGAAGAACACCCTAATGATAATGGCTATGATGCAATGTTTTATTTAATGGCAAATTATATGGGGTTCTATACAGATTTAGAACTTAGAAATAAATTATATTCTCTTTATGATACCGGTTGGCTACCCTTACCTTTAATAAATGGAACAGTAGCAAATACTATAGATATTCCTTCATATAGAAGAGTTGGAAGAATGTTATCATTAAAAGGTGAAATTGATAACATAATAAGTACAGTTACAACTGTGGCAACCTTGCCAAGTGGATTTACTCCTAATTCAAAATTTGGGGGAAGTAGCATAGCGTTAAGTTTCTTTTGGACAGGGGCTGATACTCAATCAAGAATGTTTATTAATAAGAATGGAAATATAATTGTTCCTAACCATACAGACACAAAAAAAATGTGGTTAGATGGGATAAATTTTATGATAGATTAGGAGGTGTTAAATTATGGTGGAATATAAAACAATTATTGATAATAAAAATAATATTGTACAAGAATGTGTTTTGTTTATAGATGGAATTGCTAAAGATTATATTATTAAAGGCAATCAAATAATAGTAGAATTTTTAGATAAAACATATATAAAACCTCAATGGGTTTTTGATAAAGAAGAATGGGTTGAAGGTGCCACAGATGAAGAAATAAAAGAATGGGAAGAAAGTAATAAACCAAACCCTAAAGAACCTACAGAAACAGAAATATTACAAAAACAATTACTAGAAACACAAAATTTAGTCTTAGAGTTGCAATATAAATTAACAAATAAAGATTTAGAAATAAAATAAATTAATATAAATGAAAGGAAAGATGTAAAATGCTATACAATGTAATAAAAAATCTAATCAATCACAATTATTATGAAAGAGAGGATATGACTAATAAATTAAATGTATTCATGCTAGTTAATCAAATAGCCCAAGACCAATACTTAGAACTACTTGCTATGATTAATCCAGTTGAAAAGAAAGAGGAAGTTAATGATAAGGTTGAAGAAAAGCCAAAGGATAATATAGAAATAACAGAGGATAAGAAAGCAGAAGAAAATACAGAAGTTGTTTCGCAATAGTAAAATATGATGAATATTAAGTGGTATATAAAATAGCAATTTTAATAACTTATTAGGGTTGAAAAACGTAGTAAACATGAGTATTTAAGAGAATAAAGAAGTTGTTAGAGACGGTAAATTAGATTTATGGTCTTTTTTATTGTCTCTAAAATTAATAATAAAAAAAGAATGGAGTGACATTAATGAAAATAATTTTAAAGGATAAGCTAAAAGAGGCATTGTCTGAGTTATCAAAGGCTTTAAGTAATAAAAGTAGATATGACGAAAAACTTATGAATATTATATTAGGACAAATTTTAATGTTAAGTGAATTATTAAAAGAGGATTAAGCCCTCTTTTAATTTAATAGTTATATCTTATTGTAAAAATAGGATCTTGTTGAATTTCAAAACTAACTATATTTTTATTTACATTACAGATTTGAGTTATTGTCTCATCAGCTACAGATTGTCCATTAAAATCTTTTGCATCTGTAATAGTTGGATTAATGGTTGCACCTATAGGAGCTATCAATGTAAGTTGAAGTTTTCCACCATTGCAAATTCCTAATCCATCAAAAGGTAATAATACCTTGAACTCAAAATTATCTGTTTCTACTGGATAAAGTCTATACTTATAAGAAACTAGATATCTGCAATTGTTATTTTCTAAAGGTTCAAGTGGAGTAACGTGCATACAGGTTAACATTAAAGCTTTTTCAATGTCGTCTAATAGTTCAGTCATATTATTAGTATCAACATTTTCAGAAAAACTATTAATGTCTTGTCTTAATTTACTTTTTAACATTGGGTATATTGGAGTTTTCCCATCTTTTAGTAAAGCTATTGCTTTTGATGGAATATCTTCGATATGTGGAATAGCCCATTCGTAATCAGTAGAGATAGGTTCATCAGTTTGTATTAACATTGTAACATGTGCAATATCGTAGTCTAGTCCATGTCTTGAAGTTCCATGAACAACTGTATTAACATCTTGTAGAATAATATTTGGCATTTAAAGCCACCTCCTAAATATTAAATTTATTTCTAATATTAGGATACTATAAAATGTTACACTAATCAACAAATATCACAAAGATATTACTTAATATTGTGTCTAAATTTTTGTTACGATTATATACATAGTTATATACATATAGTTTACAAATAATGGTAAAATATAATTATATATAAAAGGGTATGTTATTAATATACCTATAAAATTTACTTAATTGTAAAATTTTTAATGAAAAAGGTAAATTTTTATTTAAAAATGTAAACAAAGGTGGTATAATTATGTTAATAAAAAGATATAAATATGAGAAGATACAATTAAGAAGTAGAGAGGTGAAGAATATGGAAGCTAGAGTAACAAGAAGATTAGATTTTTCTAAATTGAATTTTTCTAATAGAATTATAAGTAGTGAAGAAGCTTTAAAAGATGTAGAACCTTTCGATTTTGATAAAGAAATATTGGCAGGTAATAAAAAAATTATAGTTATTGGATGCAATAAAAAGTAAATAACGGATGGGACTGAAAATCAATGTGTGAAATTGGAGATATTATAGAAATAAAATCATATAAACATGATCCTAATGTATTGCATCAGCATCCATTTATAATAATTGATGACAATAATGGTACTATTAAAGGATTAGATTTTAATTTAATAACTGTGGTTATGTCTTCTGTTAAAAATGAAGAACAAAAGAACTGGAAATTATCAAAATATCCAAGTAATATGGGAATTAATATTGATGATAAAAATATAACAGAACCCAAATATCAAAATAAAAATGGATATGTTAAAACAGAACAATTTTATTATTTTAACAAAGAAAAAATCAAGTATAGATTGGTTGGTTGTGTAACACCAGAATATTTAAATGAACTGTATGATTTTATTGAAGGATTAGAGAACAAAGGTATATCTATAGATCAAATAGTAGACAATTTATAGATATGTAAATGGATTTACATATAGTGATTAAGAACTTGGTACAAGCTGTATTGAGTTCTTTTTTGTATGTAATTATAAATAAATAATATGATTAAAGATTTGTGATTGTACAAGTCTTTTTTATTTGCGTAAAAATAATAGAAATATATTGAAAAATAATGAAAGGAAAGTGATATATAAATGAAAATAGGATTAGATTATGGACATTGTTTAAGTGGCTCTGATACAGGAGCAGAAGGAAACGGATATAAAGAACAAGATTTAACTAGAAAAGTAGGTAAATTAGTAAAACAAAAATTAGAAAGCTTAGGTTATACAGTAATAGAACTTGCTGTAGATTATTCCAATTCAGTTAATGAAAGTTTAAATGCAAGAATAAATAAAGCAAATAATAATAGTGTAGAATGGTGTGTTTCAATTCATTTAAATTGTGGAGGGGGACATGGAACAGAGGTGTTTACATATGGAGCAAAAGAAATAACAGAAGCTAGAAATATATTAAATAATATTTGTTCCTTAGGATATACAAACAGAGGTATAAAAGATGGTAGCAATTTAGCTATGGTAAGAAGACCACAGGCAAAAGCAATGTTAATAGAATTATGCTTTATAGATAGCTCATCTGATATGAATAGTTTTAATGCTGATAATATGGCTAATGCAATTGTAAAAGGATTAACTGGGCAAACTGTAAATAGTAATAGTGGTACATGGAAACAAGATACTATAGGTTGGTGGTATGCATATTCTAATGGAAGTTATCCTAAATCACAATGGTTTAAAGTAGGACAAGACTGGTATTATGCAGATGAAAAAGGATATTGTTATCAAAACAGGTGGTTAAAACATAAAGATAATTGGTATTATTTTAAGGATAATTGTAAGATGACTACGAATGAAACATTAACATATAAATTTAATAGCAATGGAGAGTGGATTAATGGATAGATTATATAAATTATTAAGTGCTAGGTTTTTAGTTGTATTACTGACTACCCTAGCATTTTGTTATTTAGCAGTAACTAAGTCTTTAACAACAGAATTTACTACAATATACATAGTAATAATTAATTATTATTTCTATAAAGAAAGACAAACAAAAGAAGGGTAGGTGGTAAATATATGGGATTAGAAGAAAATACAGTACAAAATATTTTACAGAGATTAACTAAAATAGAAACTTTGTTAGAGGTAGATGTAAAAAACTTAGAAGCAAGAGTTTCTAAGTTAGAAGGTAACTCAACATGGTTATGGAGAACAATAGGTGGGGCAATAGTTGGAGCTTTAGGAGTTTTAATATTTAAATAAAGTAAAATAGGACAATGCAAATTACACCGTCATCTGAGTGTTTCTTCAAAATAACTATTGCATTTTATTGTAAAAAGTTATATTATTATACCAATAAATAAATTAGAGATTAAGCCAATATATTAAGCGTATAAACTATTAATTTATTGGGTTAGAAATTTATAATAATTAGGACGGTTAAACGTAGTAATATCAAAGCTTTAGGCTATTAATAAGCTATTCGGATATACTATTCACAACGATAAGGGCAAGCCTACAAATAGTGAATTTATAGCAATTATTGCTGATAAATTAAGACTTAAAAATAAAGTATCATAGTAATATTTTACTAGGCTGAGTATATATAATTTTTATAAAATATAGCCAACAAATATTATTTTATACCAATAAATATATGAATATTCAATAAGACATCATTTAATCAGTTTTTAATGAGAATTGATTATGGTGTCTTATTTTTTTGTTTCAAAATAGGAGTATTTGTGTTTATATAGAAAATTTTATAAAGAAGAAACAAAAGAAATATTATTAATTATATATGTTAATAAGTATATTCTAATATTGAGGTTTGTACAGTTTAAGTAATAATGGGATATATAAAATAATACTTTAATAGTGTAAAATCAATTCCTATATGAAAGCAATGATACTACAAATTTAGAATCTTGATAAAGATCATAATAAATTTGTTCTCCATCTAATTTTTTTATAAATTTGTTTCCATAGTAGTTCTTTATAAAACCTAAACTTGTTTTACTAGAATCTAATGTATATTTAATTTGTTTACCATCAAAAGTAAGAATTCTAAATTCAGGTTCTCCTTCTATAGTAAAAACTAAAACATTTATACTATATGCTCTACCAAATAATACATTATCAAAAAATTCACATACAGGCAATTTATTATCGATGATGCCAATACTACTTATAGTTGAATCTATAGAAAATCTTTTTAATAAAAATTTAAGCATAATAACCTCTTTTAATCTTGATAATACTTAATATATAGAATTGGTTTATTTTATGTGATCAAAACATGACTATTTTGATATAAGTAAATAAGTGTATATGATATTTGATTTTGTGGATTTTAGAAAATAATAGAATACTAAATTAAAAGTATATCAACAAAGTGGAATACTCAAAACAAAGTGATTATTTTGGAATTTATTGAAAAATATAAGGTATAAAATAATTATGTGAATTGTGAGCTTATGGTTTTTAATGATATAGAATTATTGGTTGAAAATGATTATGTTAGAATCAGCTATAAGAATGGAATTATATACTTCAAGAGCTAAGAGGTTATTTTTAAATCTTTTAATTTTCATGTAAATAGTTATTGATTATTTCACTAGAGTTAGTAATGATGTGATGGAAGTAAATGAAATATATTCGAAAGAAATTAGTAATAATACTTGTGTTGAATGTTAAAAAATATTGTTTTAAAAGATAAAAAATAATAAAATGTCGAAATTTATCAACAAATATCTTGGAAATATGTTATAATATTTATAGATATAAACCAAGGAGGAAAAAAATGATAAAAGAATGTAAAAAAGGCTATGATGTAAATATAAGAAAATTTGGAGTTCAAACAAATGTAATTTTACCATTTGCATCTATTAATAGTGATGGCACAAGCTCTGTAAGATGTAAAACTGATAATTGTGAATTCATTAATGTATGCGAATATAAAGATTATATAAAAGATTAAGATAAGATCTTTCTTTTTATTTTAAATAAAAATATTTTTAATTGTATATAGTAATTTGAGAAGATGATCCTAATATAAGGGACATCTTCTTTTTATTTTAAGAGTAGATAGGAATAGCATATAGTATGTATCAGATATTTAAACTTTGTGTAATATAATATTAAAATCAATAATTATAAGGTGAAGTATGGATTTTAATAATTTTAGCGGAATTGAAGAATTTTTGAATTATTTAGGATATGAAAAAATTACAGAAGATGATGATGAATCAACAGAATCCAATGAATCAAGCGATGAAAGCGATACAAGCAATTGCGGGTGTAAAATAGATCCAACAGCAGGGGCAAGTACAGACTGGTGTGCTAAGTTGAATTTAGATATACCAGGAGGGTTTCAAGATATAAATCCAATATTGTTTATAACCTTAGGAGAAGTTGTAGGAAATATTATTTCTGGACAGTTACCTTATAATGTTGCTAATATTATATCTAATCTTATTATTCTTGTCGGTCAAATAATAGAAACTTGTGGTACTCAGCAACAGTATTACGAGATAGGGCCAGGACGGTATTTTAATTGCGCGTATAAAAATATTGAAAATCCTTTTTGTGATTTTGATGTGGATAAAAAAAAGGAGTCAAGTAATACCAGTGATTTAATTAAAGATGAAAACTTGAAAAGAGATAAAGACTCAATACAAATATTTAAAAATATAAATGATATATATTTAAAATTAGAAAATTTTAAATTTGAATTTAATAAGATATCAACTAAAATCAATGAATTAGAAAAAAGAATAGAAAAGATGGAAAATAGTAAATAGATTAATAGTAAAGGTTACTTATAGAATTAATATTAGATTTTTATATGGATAGATAAAAGATAAATTGTAATAGTTTTTATAAATTATATATAGGTGAAGTATGAATAATAATAGTTTTTATGATTTAGATGAGATATTAAAGCAGCTTGGCTATAAAAAGTGTAAAAATAATAATTCGGATAGTAATTGTAAAGAAAAAGATGAAGAAACAGAGTGCAAAATTGATCCAACTGCTGGAGCAAGTACAAATGACTGTCAAAATTTAAACTTAGATATGCCACATGGATTTCAAGACTTAGATCCTATGTTAATGCTAGTTATTGGAGAATTAATAGCAAATGTAATATCTAGTAAATTACCGTCTAGCTTATTAAATGCTTATGGAAACTGGCTACAATTAGTAGGACAAGTAATTGAAACATTTAATGCACAACAGCAGTATCAAGAATGTGGCCCTGGAAGGTACTATAATCCAATGTATAAAAATGTGGCTAATCCATTTTGCTCAAATGAGAATGTAAAATTTGAAAAAGAAGGGAAAAGTCATAAAAGAAGAGAAAAAAATAATTATGATAATATAAAAACTTTAACTTTAAGGATAGATCAATTGGAAAAAGAGATAGAAGAATTAAAGAAAAAATCTAAATAAAAACCTCTAATGAGTATTTTACATTAGAGGTATTTTAAAGTTGAATTATTCAGTAGAGTTTTTATTTATATCCATAGCTTCTAATTGAAGAAAAGATTGAAGTCTAATAAAATTAGCATAAATACTTAATAAATATGAAAATTCAATACCCAAAAAGGCATTTAAATTAATATCTTCATCTGTATTATTAATTTTAAACTTCGCCTCTTTTACTCTTTCAGCAGAAACTATCCATAAAATTGTATATCCTATTAAATTTAATTTTTGTCCTGATACAAAAACACTAAAAGGAACTATGCCAGAATCATTTACATCTAAGGCATCTGCAATATCTAAATTTGCTGCACTTAAAAAAGTAGAATAACCTATAGCTAGAAAGGTAGCACCAATTTTTTCAAGATTAGGTAAAGTAATATCTAGGTTTTTAAGAAAAGCATCTATGTTATCTGTACTGTTTTCGCTATTGTTTTTTTTAGATTCAGTATCAGTATTATTATCACAATTCTTATAGTTCATTTATACCTCCACAAAAAGAGATTCACAATAATATATGATAATAAAAAAATATACGTACATATGAATTTTAATATAATAAGAAATTAGAACTAATTACTTCTTTAATTATACATATGTTTAAAGAAAATCTAACTTATAAATAAGAGGGGCCGTATCAAAATAAATTATTATAAAAAAATATTTTTTAATAGCTCTAAACATATTAGAAAGTATTAAATAAAATTTGGTATAAAACAGAGAAGAGACTTCACATATTGCATTTTTATGCATTATGTGATAGTCCCTTTTAATTTTAAATAATACTAATTAAATACAAAGTAATATGAAAATTAGTATTATAATGTATTATATTTAGATATTAACAAGCAAATTTAAATTTATTCAATATCATCGAAATAATTCATATAAGGTTGATCATTATATAAATTTAAAGCTTTATTTTTTCCAAGTTCAATTTTTTCTTCTATATATAATGCTTCATCTGTAAATAAATAATCAAGGTCCATATCCTCGCACCAAAGATACTTAGCATAGATAATTAATTCATCTATAGATATAGATGAACATCTTATTATATTCTCATCTAGATTTTCTAATTTAATTTCTGCATTAAGATAACCATTCGGTATTTTTCCATCAAAACTAGAGTTGCCTTTTATGATTACTTCATCAGATAATTCAATACCTCTAGTAGAAAATCTTATTATAGGCTTTTCACACCAAGAATAAGGGTATGAAAGTAAATTAAATTCTTCAGGTTTTATGGCTACAAATTCAATATCATTTGTTTCTTCATTAGAACATGTATATATTGAACCAGAAGTTCTAGCTTGAAGGTATAAAAGATTTTCTTTTTCATCTCCGTTATTAAAACAAAACCAAGTTTCATAAAAATGTTCATTTGTAATGTAAATATTCAATATTTTCACCTCATTAATTATATTTATATAAATTAAAAATGTATTAGTTTTAAAAATTAACATTTACTTTAAGATAATAATTTTTTTAGAATAAAGTTAATCCTAGTCTAGTGTACATAAAATAATATTGACATGCAATATAGAAACCTTTACCATATGAGTATAAGACTTCTAATTATACTTTATAAAAGTATAATTATTTAAATTTAACTTGTCAATTGTTAAAATGAAATTGTTTATACCATGTAAGAAAGAGTAATGGAAAAGAGAGGGGATTAAATTATGAATTCAAAAAAATATGGTCAAGATGTGTTTATTGAAAAAATAAATGAATTAAAGAATAAAGAAAATTTCACTTTAGATGATGGGATTAAATCTATAAAAAATTTATATGATATTAAAGATGAATGTGAATTACTTTCTATAAGAGATACAATAGACATTGTTATTCTTAAAATAGCAGAAAAAATATCTTTTAGTAAAATAGCAGTAAATATATTTAAATATAAAAAATTTAGAAGTAAATTGTCTGTAGATCAAAATAAAATAATCTGGTATGAGGGTGTTGAACGTGTGGGATCAGCAGATGGAATAAAGCAAGTTATTTTTAGAGAAACAGATAATATGGAAGAAATTTTAATAGAAAAATTTAATGGAAGATCAATAAGAATTAATGAGAAAGCTTTTATTTTAGGATGGGAATAAATTAAAACTTATGTGATTTAAGATAGGAATTAATCCTATCTTAATATTTAAAAATAAATTGGTATCGTTACCAAAGCATAATTTTAGTGAATTAAGGAGAGGATAATAATGACAATAAAATTTTTAATAATAGTAGTATTTGTAATAGTAGGAGGAATAATGTATTTAAATTTAGAACAAGACAAAGCTAATGATGTAGAAAAAAAAGAAGACAAAGTTTACATAGAAGATAAAAAAGTGACAAACAAAACTATGATGCAATATTTTGAATGGTATTATCCTAATGATGGTTCTCTTTGGAACAAAGTAAAAGAACGTTCGAAGGAATTAAGTAAAAAAGGGATTACTGCATTGTGGCTTCCACCCGCTTATAAAGGGGTAGGCGGTATTAATGATGTTGGATATGGTGCTTATGATTTGTATGATTTAGGAGAATTTGATCAAAAAGGAACCATAAGGACTAAATATGGTACCAAAGAAGAATATTTGGATGCTATAAATGAGGCACATAATAATAATATAGAAGTATATGCAGATGTTGTATTAAATCATAAAGCAGGTGCGGATGAAAGTGAATGTGTAAAAGCACAATTAGTAGATAGTAATAACAGAAATAATATTATAGGAGAAGAAAAAGAAATAAGGTCATTTACTGTATTTAATTTTAAGGGAAGAAATGAGAAGTATTCATCTTATAAGTGGAATGCAAAAGATTTTGATGGTGTGGATTTTGATGATTTAACAAAACAAAATGGAATATTTAAATTTGTAGGTAAAGAATGGGAAAAAGATGTAGACGATGAAAATGGGAATTTTGATTTTTTAATGTGTGCAGATTTAGATATAGATAGTAGAGATGTTGTAGAAGAACTTAAAACGTGGGGAAATTGGTATATAAATGAATGTAAATTAGATGGTTTTAGATTAGATGCAATAAAACATATAAAATTTGATTTTTTTACAGAATGGTTAAATGATATTAGAAGTAAAAAAAGTGACAATGTATTTGTTGTTGGTGAATATTGGTCTGGAGATATAAATAAATTAAAATATTATATTAGTAAATCACAAAATGTTATGTCGTTATTTGATGTACCACTTCATTATAGATTTTTTGAAGCAAGTAATTTAGAAGAAAACTTTGATATGAGAACATTAACTCAAAATACTTTATTAGAATACGATGAAAAAATTTCAGTAACTTTTGTTGATAATCATGACACTGAACCAGGTCAGGCTCTTGAATCTTGGGTTAAGCCATGGTTTAAATTAATAGCATACACATTTATATTAACAAGGCAAGAAGGATATCCATGTATATTTTACGGAGATTATTATGGAATTCCTGAAAAGGGATTTGAGGGTTTTAAGAATCAGTTGGATGTGATTTTAAATGTAAGAAAAAATTATGCTTATGGTGATCAATGTGATTATTTTGATGATAAAAATATAATTGGGTGGACTAGACAAGGTGATTTAATGCACGATAATTCAGGTGTTGCGGTATTAATAAGTAATGGTAATAATGGCAGTAAAAAGATGTCTATGGGGAGCAAAAATATAAGTACTACTTTTATAGATATAACAGGAAATATACAAGAAGAAATACTAATAGACAATGAGGGCAATGGAATTTTTAAAGTAAATAATAAATCATATTCAATATGGATAAAAAAATAATAAAAAAATTTTAGATGACTTAATACGAGTCATCTATTTTTTATGTAATTAAAAAGTTTATAAAGCAAGTGTTTATCACATTCTTAAAGAATTTATAAAAGAAATTCTAATATTTTAATTAACATATATTTTGTTAAGTATTAAGAATAATATGGAAATATTAAACATAGTATAAAGTAGAGTAACTCAAGGAGGAATAAGTGGTGAATTATATGGTGAATAAGCTTGGTCAAACCTTTAAAGATAAAAAAGTATATTTTTTCATGGTATTAATAATGTTTTGCATCGGAATATCTTTTGGACTTTATGTAGTAAAGTACATGAGCGAATCTAACAGAAATGATTTGTTAAGTTATTTTTCAAGTTTTACATCTTCGATAGGGGACATGCCTATTAATTATGAAAATTTGTTGATTAATGTTATAAAAAAGAATATGTTGCTAATTATACCTATATTCATGTTTGGTTTTACTTTTTTTGGAATGCCGTTCATATTAGTTTTAGATATGTTTAAAGGGTTTACGTTAGGATATACGTTTTCATTTATACTAACAACATTTCAGGGCAAAGGTATTGGACTAGCATTAGTATCTGTAATTCCTCAAAATTTAATTTATATTCCTTGTTTTATAGCATTAAGTGTTATAGCATTAGCTATGTCAACTCAAAAATTTAAAAGTAAGTTTTTTAAAAGAGCAAATTTCAATGATCCATTTTTTAATTCTTTAGGAAATAAGTTGATTGTAATTTTGGGATTCTTTGTATTTGCAGCGATTATAGAAACTTATGTGTCACCTAATTTTATAAAATTTGTGGTTACTAAATTTTATTAGTTTTATAATTTAAAAAACATATATAGAAATTTATAAACTTAAGATATAAATTTTAATTAAAGAGGAAAAATGATGATTTTGTCAAATATTAATTCATAATCAATGGTATAGGAGAGAGTAATGGTAGATAGTATAAATAACTATAAAGAATATTTATTTGATAGTGGAAAAAGTGAAAATACTATATATGCTTATGTAACAGATGTGACATTATATCTTAAGTTTTTGGATAAAAAAGGTATAGATATATATAAGAGTGATAAATTAACAGTTATGGCATATATTCAATACTTATTAGAGTCAGGAAAATCGGAAAGATCTATAAATAGAATAGTTATAAGTCTTAGGAGTTTTTACTCTTATTTAAAAAGTCAGTCATTAATAAATGAGGTACCAAAGATAGAGTATAAAAGTTCCAAAAATAATAGAAAGTTACCACAAATTTTAACAGTAGATGAAGTAGATAAAATAATTAGAACAGTAGAAAAAGATTGTCCAAAAGGAATTAGAGATAATGCATTACTAGAACTTATGTATGCTACAGGGATGAAGGTATCTGAACTAATATCCTTGAATGTAGATGATATTAACTTGGAATTACATTTTGTAAGATGTACTGATAGTAGAAATTTTGAAAGATTAATACCTATAGGTAGAAGTGCATGTAAAGCGTTAAATGAATACCTTAGCATAAGATATAAAATAGCTGAATGTGGAGTGCCTAACCTATTTGTTAATTTAAATGGAAATAAATTAACAAGACAAGGAATTTGGAGAATAGTAAAAGAGTATTCTAAAAGGGCTCATATAGACAAGGATGTAAATTTAAATACATTTAGACATTCTTTTGCAGTACATTTACTTCAAAATGGTGCAAATGTAAGAGCTGTACAAAAGTTACTTGGAAATCAAGTATTAACATATATGGACACTTATTATGAAATCATTAATAATGATAAAATTAATTTTATATATATGAATACACATCCAAGAGCTTGATTTCATGCGGGTTTACAACAAATGTATAAAAATGAAAAAGAGGGTATTTAGGCTATTTGCCACCCATTTGCCACCGGAAGAATCAACTCGGTGGCAAAATTAACAATAAAAAATCACCTTATTTAGGTGATTTTTTATTGTTAATCATATTCTCTAAAATATTTACAGTATCATTTTTCATTTTATTTGTAACATGAGAATATATATTCATAGTTGTAGATAAACTTGAATGACCTAATCTATCTTGAATATCTTTAATATTAGCTCCACCTTCTAGAAGCATTGTTGCATGGGTGTGCCTTAATGAATGAAAATTAAATTCTATTTGTAATTCCATGTTAACAATTTTAGAAAGGTATCTTAAAGAAGTCATGGTTACAAAAGAACCATTTTCTTTTGTGCATACAAAATTGTTATCATTATAATATTCTCCATATTCTTGTTTATTTTGTTCTTGCCATTTCTTATGTGCCTTAAGAATATTAATTAATGTATCTCCAATGCTTATTGTTCTAATAGATTTCTTAGTCTTAGGAGTACTAAATTCATAGCCTTGCTTAGTTTTAAATATTAGTATCTTTTCAACTTTTATAGTTTTATTTTCAAAATCTACACAATCCCAAGTTAGCCCACATACTTCACCGACACGCATACCAGTATTGAAAGCTATTTGTAAAGGAATATAAAAGCTAGTCCCACAAGGGAAGCGTTCAGTTATTTTATTGAAATTTTCTATAGATATGACAATGTTCTTTTTAGAAATGTTATCAAATCTAGGAATAGTTAAATATTGAGCAGGATTAACTTTTATTAAATCATAAGGAAAAACTGCCATTTCTAATGAATGTGTAATAATACTTCTTAATCTAGCTAAAGTGTTTTTAGAATATCCATGTGCATATTGTTTATTTAAAAACTCTTGTAATCCAGCATAATTTAGTTGCTTTAATTTATATATGCCTAAATTAGGTTTTAAATTTATATTTATAAAAGTTTTATAAGTTTGTTGTGTATTGTATTTACAATTTTTCATAACATATTCATTAAACCAATAATCTAAATAATCTGAAAAGGACATATTGGTTTCTTGAACACAAGAACCTGTACTACTTAATTCATTTAATGCTGATCTTAAGGCAGCTAAAGCTTCTTTTTTAGTATTGCCACCCTTACGCTCTATTTTATTTCTTTTTCCATTTATTTTTCCGGCTTCAAAGTAGTAATACCATGAACTACCACGTTTTCTTACTCCACCTTCCATTGTATTCATCTCCTTTATTAGTCTATATTGATTGTAGATTTATTAAATAATTAAGTTAATTGAGTTATGCTAAATATATTCAATAAAATAATTATTTAAAGTACTAAATAACACAAGAATTATAGGGGATTTCTCTTTGCATGAAATTACTCCTAATAGTTTTATATTTAGGTTCGTCTAATATGATTGAATAGATTTTATATATGATAATTTCTTCAGTAACATTGAAGTAGTCAGCCATTTCTGGAATTGATGATATACAACGATTTAGAGCTTGTACAAAATCGTCATCTTTTATTAAAAAATTAGCAGCCCATAATCTAGCTTTTAATTCTTTTTTATTTTTAATAAGTTTATTAGAATAAGAACATGATTCTTTAGTTAGGTTACCAAAAGTAGTAAAATGATGTCCTAGCTCCTCAGAAAGGACAGAGATATATTTGCTAGTGTTATTAACTATTGATTTGTTTATGCCGATTGTAGGGGGAAGATGGGGGATTTTAATATATATTCCATCTAATTCAGTAGATATTAAATTCATTTCTTCAAGAATGATATTTTCTCTTTCAATAATGTTAAAAATATTAATTATGTTTTCCAATTATGTCACCACCATGTAATTTATGGTATTATTATAGCATAAAACAAGAACGTATGTTCTTTAAATTATAATAAAAAAAGTGTTCCTTACGAACAGCTTTAGTGTATTTTATCTTCATAAAAGGTATGTTTTGTAGTAAAATGTAAATATAACCAAGAAAAACTCATGTGACTGAAAATCATTCATGAGCTTTTTGCATAATAGAGTCCAACAATATAGCTCTATTATAGCATATTATTGGTTTAATATGAATAAAATAATGGAGGATAAAATGGCGAAGAAAAAATTTACTATTAACTACCTCTATCCTGTATTAAAGGTAGACGCAGAAATAAAGTTATTAGATTTAAAGGATGTATTAAGGGGACTTAAAGAATTAAAGCCAGAAGAGAGGATATTACCACAAAGAGAAGGAAATATTCAATTAAAAAAGATAGAATACTGTGATAGCATAAAAAGATGGCATTTGGGCTTTCTGAGAAATGGTACTGATGCACCATTTAAAAGCAAATTAGATGATAATACAGAATCAGCAGAACCACTTGAAGATGATGAATTTGTAGGACAAGAGTGTTGTATGATATATGATGAAGTTAGCGGAATAATTGCTTTACAAAATAATATTAGAAGTATTTCAGTTACTGGATTAAATCAATTTTTTAGAAATTTTATGAATAATGTAATGTATTTATCAGTTATTACATATAAAGAGAAATATTGTGATATATCAGATGATGAGCTTATAAATTATAAAAGTCTTATTATTGGATTTACTGATGTTAGTAAATTACAAGAAATTGCCGATTCAGAAGATGAAAAATCAATAAAAGATTTAGCTAAACTTGCCAGTGATATGAGTGCTATAAATGGGAAATTAGAATTAAATGTTGGTAGAACAAAACAGTATTTAGGTAAATTTTCACTAAAGAATATAGTGCATTTTTTTAAATGTAATAGAGAAGTAACAAAAGGTTTAAAAGTAAAAATGGTTGACAATGATGTCATAAGAATGATAGATTTATTAAATAATAAAGTTACAGATAATGCAGAAATAGCAGTAACAAAGACTGATCCTAAAACTTTTGATAAAATTTTATATTCTATGAATTCTAATTTTGATGTTGCATTAGAAGAGGTATTTGATAAATGTAATTTATATAAAAATTCTTAATTTTGAAAGGGGTAATATTATGAAGAAGTTTTTTAAATATAATATAATGTACATTATTTTTATAAGCATTGTAATATTACTCTTAAAGGAATTTGGAGTATTAAATAATGTAATTGAATATATGTTATTTGAAAGTAAAGGGATTTATTTCAAAGATTTACTTTCTATTGGAATAACAATATTAGCAATTGTAATAGGAGCAATAATAACAGCTGCTACAGTATTAATGTCTATGTGTAATGCAAGATTAATGAAATTAATCAATAAATATGGAAAATCTAAATATATAGTTAAAATTGTAAAAGAATCAATAATTACAGGAATAATAGCCGTATGTTTATATGCAATAATCTATTCTAATTTAGATTTTTCAATTCTATGGTTAAGATTGATTATATTATACTGTGCAAATTTATCGTTAATAATATTTTCAATAAAAAGCAAATTATTAATAGAGTTGGTAATAAAGTTATTAAGTGATTCTTTTACAGAGAATGAATCATTAGTAGTAGAATCTAAATTTGTAAATCCAAAGCTTAAAGAAAAATATAGTGATAAAAAATGAGGTGTTCTTTGTGAACACCTTATTTTTTATGAAGTGATTCTAAATATTTAAAATTCACATAAAAATTTATAAAAATACATATTATAAAAATAATAATTATAAATATTTTAATAATGTAATATTGACAAATGTGAATAAAATAGGCTGAAGCAAATGGAGAAAGAAAAAATAAAATAAATAGATACAATTTTTTGTATAATTTTTTAAAAAGCAATTCAATTGATATTGGAAGTAAAAATAACCAAAGCATACATCCCAATATAAGTATAGTCAATATTATGGAATTTTGAGGAGTTAAACTATAAATATAGATAATTAATTCTAAAGTGCTAGCTGATATAGTTAAAATAATTAATGAATATAAAAAAGCATTATAATATGTATTAAAATTATTTTTATTAGCTGTATCCCAAAAATCAAATATACATAATTTATAATTTTTATTAATTGTTTGATGTAATTGTTTATCTTTTAATATGCTTATTTTGCCTTTTAACTCTTTAGATAAATTTATAAGTAAAGTTGATTTTTCCTCTGAACTAATAATATAACTAGAAGAAAATTTATCTATAACATCTATAATATTCTTATCCAAATATTTATATGAGGAATATAAAGTATCTAATAACTCACCTTGGCTTATAGAGTCGTTTAAAAAGAAATAAATTGATTTCAAAGATTTAGCGTGATATTCGATTGATTGATCTATAAAAGTTAGATCAGATTTTTTTATTTCCAATAGAGATTTCTTCATATCCTTAAATAGCCAAATAAATATAAATATTAAGGATAAAATAATAAGAGTTATATAATCACCACTATTTAATAAGTCTAATAAATCTTTCATTTTTAGTTACTCCCATATATATAAATTATTGTACTTTAATTACTAGCAGAATGAACATATTAAAAATATAGGTGTTCTTCACGAACACCATTTATTTATTTTTTAGAATCAGTTAATCACATTAGCTAGTCTAATTAAACTTTTATGCAATTTTATTTTCTTCATTTAAGCTTAATGTTTGTCTATATTGTTCAGCTAACATAGTTTTATTAAATTCAGCTGATGGGTCTATTTCTTCAACAATTTTTTCAAGTTCATTTATATCAACTCTAAAGAATTCTTTTCTAAGGTTAATTTTATTCACTCTATTATCATCTAAAATAGTGTGTAATTTTTGTTCTAATGCCACTGCATCATCGGAGAAAATAAAACTATGTACATCAAATGAAAATGGAACAGAAGCACTACCTAATTCAGCAATTCTATCCATCGGATCAAGTCTTCTTGTCATACCAACCTTAAATACATCATCACCAAAAGAACCTAGATTACTAATTACATATACGTAACCAGCTTTACCATTTTGTCTACTCACAATTTCTTCTTTTTTATGTTCAACAGAGTCTAATTGACCTTGTAATTCTGCAATTCTCATTTGAAGTTGTTTTAATTTTTCTTCATCTTCTGAGTTAGCAGCTAATTGTTCTTGAACCTTTTCAATTTCTAATTTATATTTTTCTTCTTCTTTTTCGACTTGCTTTTGTTGTTGTTGAAGTAATTTTCTTTCTTCAGCTTCTTGCTTCATTTGTTCTCTAAGTAATGCTTGTTCTTCTTTTTGCTTTTCCTTTTTAATATAGTACTCATATTCAATCTCAGCAGCTTTTATAAATAAGTATTCAATTTCATTAATAAATTTAGCAATTGTTCCAAAGATTTGTTTATTTCCATCTTCTGCAATAGTTAAATACTTTATAGAAATACTTTTTATATCATCTATTGTTTTTTCTAATTTATCAAATTTTAAGTTATATAACATATTTTGTTGTTCAGCTCTTAAAGCAATTACCATTAATCTATAAACTGCTAGATTTGCTTTTGTAGTGTAACGTTTCTCATATTTAGCTAATGTTTCAGTGATAAGTTTATCATTATTTTTGAAAGCTTTTCTTAATTCTTTAACATCCATATTATGTAGCTTTAGATTTATAGTTGGAGATAATTCACCTAAATATTCTTTTGCTGAGCCTGTTAATTGTATTAATGATAAATTATCATTAAATATATCAATTTCAGCATATTTATTGCTTGTATATTCTATGGCTGAATATAAAGATTTTATTTTTGATAACTTATTTTTTTCTCTATCGACTTTTTTTACTAAATTTTCATATTGATTAGTAAGTTTGTCCACTTCCTCAGTATATTTAATTTTTTCTTGAATTTTATTATCAATAGATGCAAGAATGTTTTCAGCTTCAGTAGTAGCAGCATCTACTATTGCCTTAGCTTTAATTTGGCCTATAAATTTCAACTTATTGATAGAAACATATTCATTATCTAAATTAAATTTTATAGTTTCTAATTCATCTTCAGTACTTTGTATTGCTTTTGTATAATTTGAAATTTCCTTTTTTAGTGTGTTAGATAGCAAATAGATTATAATAGCACTAATAAATCCTAAATAAGGAATAAATGCTGAAATTATAGCCACTATTAATGCTAAATTTAATTTTGATGAAAGTTTTTTGTTCATTATTTAATAGTCTCCTTTATATGTTTAAAATTTATAATATATTCATATAATGATAAATTATTACATCATGTGGTTAAAAATATAGGTGTTCTTCACGAACACCTTTTATTTTTTATATTTTTGTTTTACGTATTCAATAAAATTATTGATTTCTTTTCTAGCTTCATCTGGAAGATCATCATATTCAATATCACTATGTAAAGCAATGGTAATGTTTGAATCATCTGAATAATTTCTAGCATCAGTTAGTCCCATTAACCAGTCTAATGAAACATTATAGTCAAGTGCAATTCTTTTCTTTAATTCATCATCAGGGCGACTACTACCAGATTCATATTGAGATACAGTAGATTTTTTTAGAGCATAGGGTTTTCCAAACTCCTCCTGAGTTAATTTGGATTCTAAACGTAAAGTTTTAATTCTATTACCTAATATGTTTGTTTCCATTGTGCACCTTCCATTAATAGTTCAACATAATTGTACCTTTTTTATAAATAAATAAAATATTTATAGTATATTCATATAATGATAAATTATTACATTACATAGTTAAAAATATAGGTGTTCTTCATGAACACCTTTTATTTATTTTTATATTTTTGTTTAACAAATTCTATAAAGTTATCAATTTCTTTTTTAGCTTCATCTGGAAGATCATCATATTCAGTATCACTATGAAGAGCAATAGTCACTTCATTATCATCTGTATAATTTCTTTTATCAGAAATCCCTAGTAAATAATCAGAGGACACATTAAAAAACTTAGCTATTTTTAATAATGTTTCTTGATCAGGTTCTCTACTTCCTTGCTCATAATTTCCTATTTGTCCACGTGAAAACCCTAGTTGAGTTGCTAAATCATATTGAGTAAGACCTTTTTCTTTTCTAAGAGTTACTAATCTCTCTTTAAATTGCACAGATTTTATCATATTTCATCACCTATAATTAATTATAGAAACTTTCCGTTTCTTTTTCTACAAATGAAACAGAAAGTTTCAAAAAGTATTGACAGAAACATTTTGTTTCACTATAATAAAAATATAAGGAAACGAAATGTTTCAAAGGATAGGAGTTGGTAATATTGAGAGATGAATTAATAGCGTTAAGAGGTAATAGAAATAGGGCTGAAATTGCAAAAAAGCTATCTATTACTCCTCAAATGTTAGGGGCTATCGAAAGGGAAGATAGAAACCCATCTTTAGAATTAGCTATTAATTTAGCAAAAGTTTATGATATTAGCTTAGATAAGCTTATTTTTTTACTTAAGTTAGACACATAATGTTTCATATATTATATATTAATACAAAACAGTATGTAAATGAACGGCACAAGAATACATATTGTTTTCTAAATATTGTAATTGAGTACATTAAATAACTAAAAATAATGAGAGGTGAAAAGAAATGGTGCAAGAATACAGAAATATTTACCAAATAGCAAGGGAAAGTACAGGCTTAACTCAAGAAAAGGCATCTGAGCTATTAGATGTATCGGTGGATAGTGTAAGGGCATATGAAGGTGGTAAAAGAGTTCCACCAGACAGAGTTGTTATCAAGATGATTGAAATCTACAATGCTCAATATTTAGCTTATCAGCATTTAAAAACAAGTGCTGAAGTTGGTCAAAAGTATTTACCTAACATAGAAATAAAAGAATTGCCACTTGCAATGTTACGGCTTCAAAAGGAAGTTAGCGATTTTATAAAGTTAAAAGATGAAATGATAGAAATTACATGTGATGGAATTATTGATGATGAAGAAAAGCCTCGCTGGGCTAAGATCATGAAAGAGCTTGATGATGTTGTTGAAGCTATTATGGCTTTAAAATTTGCAAAATAGGAGGAAAAATTATGGAAGATATTTTATTTACAGTAAAAGAAGCTTCTAAGCTTTTAAAAACAGATGAACCTACTATAAGAAGATTAATAAGCAGAGGGTTAATGAAAGCTTTAAGGCTTGGAAGAATTAAGATTAGAAAGGTTGAAATTGAAAGATTCGCTGAATGGGCAGAGGGTAAGGACTTAAATGATTTAGATGATATTAAGGAATTAGAATGTGCAATGTAAGGAAAGGAGCGATTTAAATGTGTACAATAAAATGTCCACTATTTACTAATAAGGATCATTATTTGAATAAGAAAATTAAAAACAGAGAAAGTAGAAAAATTCATTTACTTAACTTTTGTTGTGGAAAGTTTGAAAGATGTGAGTTTTATAAAAACAAATAAAAAAAGAACCTTGTATAAAGGTTCAATAGCTTAAGATACGGACGGCTATCCGTATCTCCATTATAGGATATTTAAAGGGAGATGTAAAGAGATGAAAGTTATAAGTTTTTTAAATATAAAAGGTGGAGTTGCAAAAACAACTTCATGTGTTAATGTTGCAGCAGAGTTGGGTAAAGAAGGCAAGAAAGTATTAATAATAGATATTGATCCTCAAAGCAATGCAACTAAGTATTTGAATATGTATGATTCTCATGTGAAGGGAACTTATGAAGTTTTGAGAGGAGAGAATATAGGTATTCAAGCTACTAAATATGATGGTCTGTGGTTACTTCCAGGCAATATTAACCTTATTATGAGCGAAGGAGAGATACTTACAGATACTAAGAGGGTTAGAGAAACAAGGCTTAAAAAGTGGTTAAGCGTAAAGAATGAGAATACTTTTGATTATATTTTAATTGATTGCCCTCCAAGCTTAGGTATGTTATCTACTAATGCATTAGTTGCAAGTGATTATGTTATTGTACCACTTAAGATAGATAAGTTTGGATTGGATGGTTTTGAATATTTAATGAGTAGCATAGAAGGGGTAAGAGAACAATTTAATCCTAATTTAAATTTACTTGGAATTTTGATAACAATGGATAGATCCACAAGGATTCATAAAGAAATAAAGCAAGAGCTTAAAGAAGAATTAGGCGATTTAATATTTAATCAGACAATAAGAGATAATGTTGATGTTGTTAAAAGTACATTTGAATCTACTCCAGTTGTATATTTTAATAGCAGAGCAAATGCATCTAAGGATTATAAGAATTTTGTGGAGGAATTGCAATGTCGTCTTATCTAAAAGGTATAGCAAATAGAGTTAATGGAGTAGATAAAAAGAGTTTTACTAAGGAACTAGATATAGATAGTTTAGTTCCTTCAAAAAATAACTTTTATGGAATTAGAGAGATTGAAGAGCTTGCAGCATCTATTAAAGAAAATGGACTTATGCATAATTTAGTTGTTAGAGATATAGGTAATGGAACTTATGAAATTATATCTGGTGAAAGAAGATATACTGCTTTAAAAAAGCTTGGATATGAAAAAGTGCCATGTCAAATTAGAGAGATTAATGATTTAGATGCAGAGCTTATGCTTATACATGCGAATTTAGAACAAAGAGAGCTTACACCAACTGAAAAAATGGAAGGTATTAAAAGACTTGAAAACATCTATAAGCAAAAAAGAAAAAATGGTGAAAAGTTAGAAGGCAAGACAAGAGATCTTATAGGTAAAGATTTAGGGCTGTCAGGAGTTCAAGTAGGGCGTTATAAGAAGGTTGATAAAGATTTAATACCAGAACTCAAAGAAAAGCTAGATAAAGAGGATATAACACTAACACAAGCTCATACATTAAGTAGCCTAACAAAAGAAGAACAGAAGGCAATACATGACGAAATTAAAGATTTAAATACTAAGGAACATAAGTTAGAAGTTGATATATTGGTGCAAGGTATAAAGCAACCAATAGAGAGAAAAGAAGATCAAGAACTCTTAGACGAAATGTATTCTAAATCTAAGTCTAAGCAAGATATTGTTATGCACACAAGTGCAAAAATCGCTGATGAAAAAGAGAATAATATAGAGCATAAAGAAAAATATATAGGAACTATCAGAGAGCAAATTGCTAAAATTACAGAATATGATCCACATCCTACAATAGTGATTTCAGATGATAAAATTAAAGCATTTTTTTATAAAGTAGAACAGATTACTATTTTAGAAAAAGAGATACAAGCAGTTTCAAAGGGATCAGTTTTAAATTTATATACTAGAAATATTATAGAAACAAATAAAATACCTGATATCAATGAAACACTATTTAAAATGTCAGCTTATGGGCTTAATGAAGGAGTATATTTATACTTTGAAAATTATAATCATGAAATGAAATTTTTAACTAAAAGAGGATTAGTAGAAATTGATGATAATATTTAATTTCTTATAATCAATAATTTTTTTACTATTTTTTGATGTAAAAATTTAGAGTTATTTTAATAATAATACTAATTATATAAATATTAAGTTAATTTACAGAATGGGGATGAAATGATGAATGATCAATTGTTTTGTACTGGTATTTACAAAGAAGGGTATGGAATAATACCAAAGTCAGTTATGAGAAGTAGTGTATTATCTTGTGGTGCAAAAGTTCTATATGCTTATATATGCAGCTTTACAGGAGCAGGGAGTAATGCTTTTCCATCATTAGAGTTAATATGTAATGAATTAGGAATGTCTGAAAAGAAGATATATAAATGCAGAAAAGAGTTAGTAGATAATAATTTAATTGCTATAGAAAAAAAGAGAATAGGAAGTAAATATTCAAATAATATTTACACATTAATAACTAATCCGACGCAAAATGAACCTAGTCAAAATGAACACATTCAAAATGAACCTGTTCAAAATGACTACGTTCAAGAAAGTGAGGAAACAAGCCATTCTCTTGAACCCAGTCAAAATGGACATGTCCAAAATGAACCTTGTCCAAAAGTGGGTACTATAAGTAACAGATTAATAAATAAAAAAGAAAAAAGAAAAACAGAGTTTGATGAATTGATACAAGAATATACAGACAATGAAAAAATAAAAGAAACTCTATATGAATTTATAAAAATGAGAAAAGCAATTAAAGCAACTATAACAACAACAGGTCTTAAGAGAATATTAAATAGATTAGATAAATTAGCAAGTACAGAGATTGATAAAATAAGTATTTTAGATAATAGCATAATGAACAGCTGGAAAGGTATATTCCCATTAAATGATAACACTGTTAAGAGCAACGTAATACCTATAACAACTAAATCACAAAAGTCTGTATGTGAAATTGAAATAGATAAATCAAAGTTAGGAGATTTGTAACATGGAAGAAATAAATAGAATTTTACCTCAAAACATAGAAGCTGAGCAAACATTACTAGGATGCATTATATCAAGTATAGATAAATTTTTAGAAGTAGATGCAATTGTACATGAGTTAGATTTTTATATTGATAAACATAAGAAAATTTATGGAGCTATTAAAAATCTAGTAAATAAAGGTGTAACAGTTGATGTAATTACTCTTATAGAAGAATTAAAGTCAAAGAATATGCTTATGGTATGCGGTGGGGCATCTTATATAACAGAATTATCGTTATCAGGTATCAATTATTCAAATATAGCTTCATATGCAAAAATAATCAGGGAAAAATCAAATAGAAGAAAGCTTATAAAAGCAGGTCAAACCCTAATATCAAAGAGCTTTGATGAAGATATAAATTTAGTTTTAGAAGAAACTGAAAAAGAATTATACAATGTTGAAGCAAGCAAAGAAAGTAATGAGATAGTTCCAATTTCAGAGGCAGTTGAAAAGTCACTTGAACTTTTAGAAGAAAGATATAAAACTGGTGGAAAGTTAAAAGGAATATCAACAGGATTTAAAGAGTTAGATGAATTATCATCAGGACTTAAAGAAAAAGATTTTATAATAGTTGCTGCAAGACCTTCAATGGGTAAAACAGCATTTGCATTGAATATAGGACAGGCTGCTTCAAAGCATGGAAGTGTAGCAATATTTTCTTTAGAAATGTCAAGAGATCAACTTATGGATAGATTGTTAGCCGCTAAATGCATGATTCAATTTACTAAGATAACAGATGGAACATTGAATGAAAAAGAGTTTTTAGATATATCAAATGGAGCTAATAATTTAGGTACTAGAAAATTATTTATTGATGATGAAGCAAGTTTATTATCTGACATAAAAGCGAAGTGTAGAAAACTTAAATTACAACAAGGATTGAATGTTGTTATTATAGATTATTTGCAACTTATAAGAGTAAATATAAAGACTAATTCAAGAGAGCAAGAAGTGTCACATATATCTAGAGAATTAAAAGCATTAGCTAAGGAATTAGGAATAACAGTTATTGCATTATCGCAATTATCTAGAGCACCAGAACAAAGAGTAGATCATAGACCTATGTTATCTGATTTAAGAGAATCTGGTTCAATAGAACAAGATGCTGATATTATTCATTTTTTGTATAGGGATGAATATTACAACAAAGAAAGTGAAGATAGGAATATTGCAGAAGTTATTACAGCTAAGAATAGGAATGGAATAACAAGAACTACAAAATTAGCATGGCTTGGACAATATCAAAGGTTCGGCACTTTAGATGTTATTAGAAGGTAAGCTCATGGATCATATGTTGGAATTTATTAAAGAAAGTAAAAAGCTAATGAATTATGCAATGTGTGTAGAAATGGCAACAGGCTATAAAGTAGGAAACATAAACATAGATAATTATTCAAGATTGCTTCAAGAAGCTGAAAGAGAAGTTAGGAGTGTTGATAAAAATGAATGATAAAGAAAAAATAGTGGATCATATAGTGGTTCAATATTTTAAGCAACCTGAAAAAACATTAGAAGAAATATTTGATGAATATATACAAGATCTAAGTCAACCAGATGCTGACAGAGTTCTTAGAAATATTAGAGAAATTATTAATTAAGCTAAAATTTGCAGACTAATGAAAATGGGATTTCAAAAGGTAGTTACTGCAATTTTTATAAAAGGGGGAGAAATCCCCCAATATATAACGCAGAGGTGATAACCCATGAAAAGTGAGATTTTAAAATTACTAAATGAAATGACTAAAGAAGAGTTGGTAAATTGTATTATGCAAAATAATATTTTTATTTATGATAAAACAGGCATTGATAGAGCCAAGCATTATTTAACATCAGCTTTATTATATAGAATGAAAAAATCAACCGAAATTGAAACAGGAGATATAACTAAAGCTAAAACTACAAAGGAAATGCTCAAGATAATGGATGCAGATGAGAAAAAATATAAGAAGTGGGAAAAGATAAACAAAAGACTGGAGGAACTTCAGAATATGTAAATATGACGAACTACTTTCAATAAAGAAAAACATTAAGGAGTTATAAATGACTAATAAATCTAAGATTGTATATCATAATCCAATAACTGAACAGGATATGATTAAATCAGAATACAGTTTATTTAATAAATCACTTCAATTTCAAAAGAAATATTTTCAAGATATTGAGGACGTAATTCTAATGAATGTTAGTGAGGATGCAAAAAAGTTTATTCCTAAAACATCAGTAGATTTTTATGAATGGAAATTTAATGTAGTAAATAAGAATGATAACTTTACTGGTGAATGTACTGGCTTTTGGAAGGTTATTAATATAGTTCCAAGTCGTATAAATAATCGAATTCTATTACACGAAATGATACATGCTTATGAATCAATGTTATCAGACTACAAAATTGAACATGAGTATTTAATAGTAAAATTGTATCAAAAATTACTTGCTAAAATACCAAACCTAATTGAGATAATTGAAGTTGACATAAACAAAGACAATAGAGAACACACAGTATTCTTTTTATTGAAGTCATTGGATATAGACTTAGAGTTAAAATTACCAATTGGGAGCATTTATGGCTATGGTAGGGAAGAAATATATAAGAAATAGATATTTGAATTTTATTAAGGTAATTCGCAATACTAATAAAGCGTACAAAACATAAAAAGGTGTTCATCACGAACACCTTCCACAATTAGAGAATTTGAATTGAAACACCAGTTCTCTAATTAACCTATCTAAATTATAACATAAAAGTAAAATAAGGGATAGGTGATAAACATGGGAGAAATAAAAAATCAACTTAATTTATATAGAGAAAGAGTTTGTAAAATAGATAATAAGAACCTTGAAATAGAGAATTTAATTATCAATGGTGTAAGTGATGATGATGAAAGAATACAGGAAATAAAGCTAGATATAAAAAAACTAGAGTTAAAAAATAAAAAAATAGATAATATATTAAGTTTACTTTCAACTAAAGATTATAAAGTTATAAGTCTTATTTATTTACAAGGAAAAGAAAAAGCAAAAGTAGCAAGAGAATTAGATAGAACTAAAAGGCAAATTGATTATAGTATAAATAAAGCGTTAAAGGGGATTTCAAAGGATTTAGTTGATTAAAAGTGTCATATTTTTGGCACTTTTTTGTTATGTTTTTGTATCTTTTTTGTAGCAAAAATTTCTTAAAAACTTCTCACATTTGTAATTTAGATTATGTTAAGATAAGTACATAAATAAGTAATAACCATAAAAGAAAAAGATATATTTCCGATTTTTCTTTTATAAAAATAAGGGATGTCCCTTTTTTTGGTTTGGGTGAACTATACATTTTTAGGAGTTGATAATTTGAAAGCTAAAGTAGATAAAGAACTTATTAAAAAATTATATTTAGAAGGCTTAAAGGCTCCAGAGATTGCGAAAAAACTAAACTTTAAAAAAGATACAATAAAAAAATGCATCCAAAGAAATTTTAATAATTTAAAATATGAACATGAAATTGCTGTAGTTCAAAGATGTGAAGTTATAAAAGCAGTCAATTATGAAGCAAATAAATTTATGGGTGACAGTACGTTTATAAAAAAGAATAGATCTATTTACAAAACAAAATCTGATGGAGATATAGTTATAAATAAAGAAGTTGCTCCAGTGGTAACATGGGATACACCAAGAAGATTAGTAAATGAAAATAAAACTATATAGATATTAAAAAGAGTTGCTATATTAGCCAATAATATAGCAGCTCTTTTTAGTTATAAATTTTAGGAGGGAGTTTATGAGATTAAGAGATGTATTAAGAGAAAATGATGTTGGCAATTACAATAAGCTTATGAAAATAAAAGATAAAAAGAATAGTGAGAAATTAAGTGAACGTGAAATAAAAGAATTAATGAGTCACAGTTCTTATAAAAGGCATAAAGGAGCTCTTAAGCAGGTAAAGTAATGACTAAAGAAAAAGAGAGAAACTGGGAAAAGGGTACAGCATCACCAATTCCAGATAATAAATATAAAAGATTTAAAGAAACATTAATAGAGTATAGTAAAAAGTATACTGACAGAAATATAACACTGTTCTTATTAGCTAGGGCTACAGGATATAGATTAGGTGATCTTGTTGGTCTTACAATTGGAGAAATAGATGATGCATTATGTGAGGGATTTTTTCTGATTCAAGAGAGTAAGCAATTTAAACAATGGCAGAGCAGTTTATCAGAACATCCTAATAGAAAAAAGCCTGATAAAAGAAAAGCTATTATAGGTTCTTCATTAAGAAGATATTTAGAACAATATATTAAAAATAAAAAAAGAAAAGAGTTTGCATTTCCATCTAATAAAGGTGATGGAGATGAATATATAAGTCAAAAATCATATAGTGCGATATTAAAAGCAGTTGGTGAAAAAATTGGATTAAAGCATATAAGTGGTCATAGTCCTAGAAAAACTTATGCAACCACTATTTATGAAAACTCTAGTCATAACATAGAAAAAGTTAGAGTTGCTTTAAATCACCAGTCAATTGAAGAAACAAAACGTTATTTGGGACTGAAAGATATTATGTTAGAGGATGCTGGTAAAATAGCTGATAAAGACTTATAATCGGTAAAAAATAAAATGGTACTTATTTAGTATATAAATAAAAAATTCTTACTAATATAAGTAGGCTAAAAAAGAAATAAGTAATTCTCCATGTTATTACCGATTAATGAATAAAAGTAAAAATGGTGTTAAGCTTAGTAAAATCAATGGTTGATAGCGATTTGTTATTATTTATGGATTTATTAATTTTTATAGTGAAATTATAAGTTAGGGAAATATAAAAAATTATTGAGCCTTGTTTTAAAGTAATGGCTCAATGTTAGGAGGAGAAATGAAGTCGGTTGAAGATATAATAAAAGATAACTTAAAGTCAATAGAATCAATGGCTGAGAGTGGTTGTACTGATAAAGAAATTGCAGGAAAATTAGACATAAGTTATTCAACTTTTAAGAGATATAAGTCCTCAAATAAGGCTTTAAAGGACTTAATGGCTCAATGCAAAGATAAGAAGAATGAAGAAGTTGAACAGGCTCTTTTTAATAACTGCATTGGCTATGAATATGAAGAAGAAGTTCCAGTAAAAATTAAAGAAGAAGTTATGGCAGAAGATGAACAAACAGTATTGATTAAAGAAAGAGTTGTAGTTAAGAAGGTAAAGAAGTATTGTAAGCCTGATTTAGCAGCACAAAAATATTGGTTAAATAATATGAAGAAAGCTAAGTGGAGTGATGATCCTAATAAGGTATCTAATGATAAGAAGCTTACTAAGCTTAAAGAAAAAGAAGCAGAACAACGCAATAAACTTATAGAAGGGGTTAGTCTATAATGCCTATCTATAAACGTTGTAGCAGATGTAACAAGAGAATATTAGAAGGAACTAAATGTGATTGTTTAAAGGAAAGACATAAAGAGTACAAACATTATAGAACAGATAAGAAAGAACAAAGCTTTTATTCTAGTAAAGAATGGTTGCCTATAAAAGAGAAAGCTAAAGCATTATATGATGGAATAGATATATATAGTTACTATGTATTAAATAAGCTTGAATATGGGCAAACAATGCATCATATTGAAGAATTAAAAGATAATTGGGATAGAAGATTAGATATAAATAATTTAATCTATCTAACTGAAAGCAATCATCAAATAATTCACAAGCTTTATAAAGAAGGAAAGAAAAAAGAAACAATGGAGTTATTATTTTATTTAATAGAAAAATTTAAAAGTGAATTTGGGAAGTAGGGGGGTATCAAAAAAGTTTTTTAAAATTTTTGTATGGTCGCATAGGTAGCTTTCCTTTCACGAATTTCCCAATAAAATTTTGAAAAGTAAATTTTAAATGAGAGAAGGTGAAAAATGTCAAGAGCAAGGAAACCATTAGAAATGCAGAAGAAGCATTTAACTAATGCAGAGATTACAGAAAAAGAACAGCAGGAAGAATTCTTAAGTTTAGGTAAAGAGCAATTAGAAAAACCACCAAGTTGGTTAATTGATGATATTGCTAAAAATGAATTTATAAGAGTAGTTACTGAACTTAATGATGTTAAGATAATTGGAAACTTAGATTTAAGTAATGTTGGAGGATATTGCAACGCATTTTCTACATATGTAAATGCAATAGAAAATCTAAAAGGCAAAAAGTCATTAGTAAAAGAAGCTACGAAAAATGGAGTTAAGCTTGTTGAAAATCCATATCTAATAATAAGAGATAAGGCAGCAAGCGAAATGAGAAAGTTTGGATCACTATGTGGAATAAATGTTGATGGAAGATTAAAATTAGCAACAGTACAAACTACTAAACAACAGGAAGATATTATTGATGAATTTGGTGATATTTAATGACTATATTAGAAGAACTAATAGATTATGCACATAAATGTATTAATGATGTTAGAGCAAATCAATATGAAGATTATATTTCCTGTCAAAAACATAAGTGGGCATGTGAAAGATTTTTAAAAGATATAGAAAAGTCTAAATTAAATATTTTAAAAGAACCATTTAATTATTACTGGAATGAAGAAGAAGCTAGTAAAATTGTTAAATGGTTTAGTTATTTAAGACATAGTAAAGGAGTATTAGCTGGACAGCCAATTATATTAAATACATGGCAAAAATTTAATGTATGTCAACTTTATGGTTGGAGAAATAAAAAAACTGAGAAGAAACGTTTTAAAACTTCATTTATTGAGGTTGCTAGAAAAAATGCGAAATCTCAAATGGAAGCTGGGATAGCTCTTTATGAAATATCATCTCAATCTACTAAAAATAGAGAAGTTTATGAGTATTACACAGCAGGTACTAAAAGAGATCAATCTAAAATAATTGTAAATGAAGCAAAACTAATGCTAAAAGGTTCACCGTTAAGAGGTAAATTTAAAATTACTAGAGATTTAATAGAACATGTTAAAACAGGAAGTTTTATTAAAGCACTATGTAAAGAAGATGGACAAAAAGGTGATGGTACTAATCCAGCAGGATTAATATTAGATGAATATCATCAACATAAATCAACAGAATTTTATGATTTATTCTTAGGTGCAAACACTAAAGAGCCTTTACTTATGATTATTACCACAGCAGGTAAAGATTTAACTTATCCATGTTTTACTCAAGAATATAAATATTGTAGTAATATACTTGATCCTAATGTTGAAGAAGTAGTAAATGATGAATATTTAGTTGATATATGTGAACTGGATAAAGAAGATTATAGAGAACTTACTAACATAAGCAATGAAAGACTTTGGCTTAAAGCCAATCCTATTAGAATGACATATGAAGATGGTTGGAATAAAATAAAAGATCAATTTAGAATAGCCCTAGATATACCTGAAAAAATGACAGCATTTTTAACTAAATGTTTAAACATTTGGGTACAAGCACAAGAAAATAGTTATATGGATATGTCTAAATGGAAACTATGTGAAGTAAAACAGTTACCTATAGATATAACTGGAATGACTGTATATGTTGGATTTGATATGTCAGCGAAAATTGATTTAACTTCGGTAGCATTTGTTATACCATTTTTAAGTGAAGAATTAGATAAAGAAGGAAACAAAATAGTTAAATATATAGTATTTTCACATTCATTTATTCCTAATAGAGAAAAATTAGCAGAAAGAATAGCAAAAGATAAAGTACCATATGATACTTGGGTTAGACAAAAGTACATAACAATAACAGATACACCTATAGTTGACCAAAATGCAGTTATTAAATATGTACTAGAATTTTGTGAGAAATATAGACTTAATATTGAATGTTTATGTTTTGATCCAGCAAATGCAAGTAAAATAATGATTGATTTATCAGATAAGGGATTTAATGTTGAAGAAGTTTTTCAATCTCATAAATCATTAAATGAAAGTACACAAGGATTCAGAGAGCAGACTTATTGCAAAAATATAATATATATATATAATCCTGTTTTAAATTTTGCTATGAGTAATGCAGTTATTAAAACTAATAATGGATTAATAAAAATTGATAAAGATGCTACAGAAAAGAAAATAGATCCAGTTGATGCAATTTTATGTGGCTTTAAATTAGCTTTATATCATCAGTTTATTGATATTAAGTCAACTGATGAATGGTTAGAAAGCGATGAATGGTAAGGTGGTGATAAAATATGAAGAAAAATAAAATAGTAAGCAAAGTTAAAAAAATATTCACAAATGAAGTTGAAAACGAAACTATAGGAACTAATCCTACTGTAGAAGAATTGAAAGAATTTTTTAATACTAATATAGAAGAAATTGCAAATACAAAGCTTACAAGTACAAGCTATTATTCATGTATGCAAATAAGATGTAATGCTATTGCTAAATTGCCTTTAAAGCTTATGCAAGAAACAGAAAAAGGTTCAATAAAAGCAAAAGATCATAATTTATATAAACTTTTAAAGAAAAGACCTAATCCTTTTACTAATGCACATGATTTTATGTGGGCTACAGAATTTAATAGGTTAGAATATGGTAATGCTTTTTGGGTTATGGATGTAAATACTCGAGGGCAAACACAAGCTTTATATTTATTAGATAGTAGAAAAGTAACTATTATGGTTGATAATACTGGAATTTTAAATAATAAAAATGCAGTTTATTATATTTATGAAGATGAAAAACAAGGTCAGATTATTTATATAAGTGATGAAATAGTACATTTTAAGAATTTTAGTATGAATGGATTAAAGGGTACTAGCATTAAGAAATATATAGCTGATACAGTAGAAAATGAACAGTATTCAGCTAAATTATTAAAAGATAAATATAAAAATGGACTTCAAGATCCTATAATAGTTCAATATATTGGAGATTTAAATGATGCTAAACAACAAAAAATAAAGAAAAAGTTTGCTGATATGGGTGGTGCTAAAAATGCTGGTAAGGTTGTACCAATTCCAACAGATTTCAAGGTAGAACAGCTAGAAACTAAACTTGTAAATAGTCAATTTTTTCAATTGCAAGGACTTACTACAAGACATATTGCTAATGCCTTTGGAGTAAAAGGCTTTCAACTTAATGATATGGAAAAAAGTACTTATAACAATATAGAACAGCAAAATAAAGCTTTTTATAGCGATACATTACAAAATGTTTTAACCACTTATGAACAAGAAATGGATTATAAAGTGTTAACTAAAGATGAAGAAGAGAAAAAAGGCTACTACTGGCAATTTAATGTTGATAGTATTTTAAGAAGCGATTTAACAAGTAGAACAACTTCATATCAAACTGGAATTAATACAGGCTATATGACAATTGCTGAGGTACGAGCAAAAGAAAATCTACCATATATAGAGGGAACTGACATATTAATAATAGGAAATGGTGCAAGTATTCCATTAAACGACCTAGGAAAGCAATACACGAAAGGGGGTGGAAAGAGTGAGTAAAATTAATTGTACTATTTTTGATAAAAAATCTAATAAGTTAAAAAATGTTGGATTTATGGAAATAAAAAATAATAGTAATGGAAATGGAGAACTGTATTTATATGGAGATATAGTAAGTGATCAATGGGGGAAATGGTCAGATGATGATACCTGCCCACAGGACATAGCTGATTTTTTAAAAGAATTAAATTCATTTGATAGTTTAGATATTTATGTAAATAGTGGAGGAGGTTCTGTATTTGCAGGAATTGCTATTTATCATCAGTTAAAAAGGCATAATGGTTTTAAAACTGTTTATGTTGATGGGATAGCAGCTAGTATTGCTAGTGTGATTTCATGTGCTGGTGATAAAGTTATTATACCTAAGAGTGCACAATTTATGATTCATAAGCCAACAGCTAGTTACTTTTGGACTTCACTTAATGCTGATGAATTAAGAAAAGAAGCTGATACATTAGATGTATGTCAGGATTCAATTAGAAATATTTATATGGAGAATGTAAAAGAAGGTATTACAGAAGAAGAAATAAATAATTTAATTGATTCTGAAACATGGTTTACTGGTGAAACAGTAACAGATTATTTTAATTTTGAAGTTGAAGAAAGTTCAGAAAAGGTGGCTAGTACAAGTCAATTTTATAATAAATATAAGAATGCTCCTAATGAACTATTAAAAAATAAGATAATAAAAAATAATGAAAATGATGAGTTGAAAAATAAGCTACAAACTGAGTTAGAGTTACTTAGTATGTAGTTTTTTTATGTTAAAAAATGAAAAAGGAAGTGTATTAAATGAAAAAATCTTTAGAAATGAGAAATAAATTAGAGGGTTTAAAAAATGAAGCACAAACTTTATTGGATGAAAACAAAGTTACAGATGCACAAGATAAAATGGAAGAAATTAAAAACTTAAAAAATGCTATTTCTATTCAAGAAGCATTAGAAAAAGAAGAAGAAGGAGCACTTGCTGCTGAAAATAATATTAATAGTGATCCTGAAAATAATGGAGAAGAAATGCCTAAAAACAAAGCTAAAAAAAATGCTAATTGCATAAGAGCAATGATTAAAAAAGTAACTGGCAGAAGTTTGACCGAAGCTGAAAATGCTTTATTAGTACAAACTCCACAAACTGGAGATGGAAGTGGTGAAGGATATTTACTTCCTACTGATGTTTCTACTCTAATTCACAAAAAAATAAGAGAATATAGAAGTTTAAGAGATGCTGTAGGATATATGCCAGCTGGTGCATTAACAGGTTCATTTCCAGTAGAAGATTTTGAAACAGTAAGTGAATTAATTGATTTTACAGATGGTACAGATGGAAGTGAAAGTAATGATATTAAATTTAAAAATGTATCTTATGCTTTAAAAGAAAAAGCTGCATTTATTAAATTATCTAATACTTTATTAAAAATGACAGATAATGCTTTAATATCTTATGTTGTAGAAGTATTTGCTAAAAAGGCTGTAATAACAGAAAATAAGATGATTATTACTAAATTAAAAGAAAATAAAACTATAAAAGCATTAAAGGGATGGAAAGATTTAAAGAGTTCATTAAATAAGGATTTAGATCCAGCAGTTTTATTTGGAACTGTAATTGTTACTAATCAAACTGGATTTGATTATTTAGATGGAGAAATTGATACAACTGGTAAGCCAATATTAAATATTGATGTTGCTAATCCAACTCAAAGAAAGTTTAAAGGATATACAGTATTAGTTTATTCAGATGCAATGTTGCAAAATACAGGAACTAAAGCACCTATATTCTATGGCAATCTAGCAGAGGCTATAAAATTTATTGACTATAACGGATTAATTAGTTTTGCAACTTCAAGTGAAGCTGGGTTTATGTCTAATACGACTATAGCAAGACTTATTGAATTTATTGATGTTATTCAAGTTGATAAATCTGATAAGTGTTATATTGCTGGTACTATAGATACTACTGCAACTGGTGCTTAATTGAGGGCTTTTGCCCTCCTTAAGTCTAGGAGGGATAACTATGGATTTACAACAAGTCAAAGACTTTTTAAAAATTGACTATGAAGATGATGATTATTTAATTCAGCTTTTTATAGAAATATCAAAAAAATATATAACTAATGGTTTTTCAAATTATGATGAAAATAATCCTACACATAAACTTTTTTTACTAAAAGCAGTAAAGGCATTATACGATAATAGAGATTCTAATAATGATCCTGTTTATCTAAGCATTAAATTACAGGAAAGCTTAGGTGATGAAGTATGAGTAAGAGTGAAAGAATTAATATAACCGTAGTAGCTGAAAAAAGGATTAACGGTAAACCAATAAAATCTGATGAACCTTTTTATAATTGTTGGTGTGAAATACTTCAATTATATGGAACTGAATTATATCAGGCTATAAATATAAAGTTAGAAAATACTATTATATTTAAAGTTAGATATTGTAAGTTGTTAGAGCAATTGCAGGATAAGAAAGAATACAAAGTAAATTTTAAAGGGCATACTTATAAAATTTATCATACAGATTTTGCTAAAGAATATAAAAAATATATTCTATTAAAATGTGATTTTATAAAATAGGTGATTGAATGAGTATCGAATTTGAGTTAAAAGGCTTTGATGATATTATAAAGCAATTAGAATGTTTATTTAGTTCAGGCGAAATAGAAAACATTGATAAAAACATATTAACAACAGTAACTAATAAAATGAAAAGTGAAATTAAACCTAAAATTCCTAAATCTAAAGATAATTCTGAAAGTGGTAAAAAAGGTTATAGACCAAATGGTCATTTTGCTGATAATATACCACAATCTAACATTAAAAAGAAAAAAGGTTATATGTATATTACTCTAGGTGAAGAAAATGAGGATGGAGAATATTTTTATTGGAAATTTAAGGAATTTGGCACAAGTAAAATGCCACCATGCCCTGTATTTGGCGAAGCTAGAGAGAAGGCTCAAAAAATGCTTGATGAATTAGGTACAGTAGAATATTCAAAATTATTGCAAAAAAAATTAGATGGGAGATGATAGAGTGGAAGATGATATATATAGGATATTGCAGGATATAAATAATGTTTATGAAGGTTGGTATCGTAATGATATAAATGAAACTCATGTGACATTTTTCACTTATCATACTGCACCTGAAAATTTTAGTGATAATGATTTTGAAAGTATTAATAATTCTGTACAAGTTGATGTTTGGGGTACAGATATAGATGATGTAAGAAAAACAGAAAAACAAATTATAAAATTATTAAAAGAAAATGGATTTATATGGATTGAAGGTAACCGAGATTTTGAAACAGATACAAAGTTATATCATTATGCAAATAGATTTAATTGTTTAGCTGATGCAGATAATTAAATCTATTTTTTATATTTAAAAAGAAAGGAAGATATTATGAGTACTAAAAGAAAACTAGGAATGAAAGATTTATATGTGGCTAAAGTTATTAAAAATACAAGTACAGAATATGTATGTGAAACACCTCAAAAACTTTGCAGAGCAATAAAAGCTAAAATAAAAACTAAAAAGGGTAGCGAAAAATTATATAGTGATTCAGAGGTTGAAGATATTATAAATCAATTTGATAGTTGTGAAGTAGAATTGGAGGGAGATCATCTATCAACTGAAATGATAGCATTATTAAATGGAGCAACTCTAAAAAATGGAGTATTAATAGATAATGTTGATGATGAAGGTAGCGAAGTAGCTATAATGTTTAGAGACAAGAGAGCAAATGGAAAGTATGAATTTCAATGTTTGTTTTGTGGAAAATTTGGTGAAGAAGATGATGATGAGCATGAAACTGCTACTGATAAAGTTAAAGGTCAAACAAAAACAATTAAAGGTACATTTTATGGTAGAAAACTTGATGGTGATTATAGATTAAGAATATTTGAAGATGAATTAGTGTCTGAAAATGATACTGATGCAAAAAGTATAATTGAAAGATGGTTTAATGAAGTACCAAGTCAAAAGCCAATAACAGTAAAATAATAATACAGGGGATTAAGTTCCCCTTTAAATGAAAGGATGATAATAATATGAAATTAATATTAAATGGGAAAGAGTATAAAGTAGATAAAATTACAAGAAAAAAGAATACAATTTTTAATGAAGCTTATGAAAAGATAAAAGTTAAGGCTGAAACTAATGCAGAATTTAATGATGATGATTTAGATTTAATGGTGGCAATTATAGTAAAGCTTTATGATGAACAATTTACAGAAGATGAAGTGAATGAGGATATGGAAGTTGCAGATATTATATTTAATTTTATGCAAGTTCAAATTGAAATACAGTCTAAACTAAATAGGAATATTGAAAAGGCACAAAAGGCTTTTCAAAAAGGCAAATAGGAGAAAAAATAACTTTTACTTGCCTTGAAAATAAAGATATAAATGCAAGTATTTATAGTAAATATTTAGATATTATGAATACTGAATATGATGATATATATGATGAAATTTATAATGTTATATTACTATTATTTAATATAACTAAAGCTAAATTGAATAAAGCTAGTATATATGAGTTATATTATTATTTTAATCAAATACAACTTTATATTAATGAAACAATTAATAATAAATTTATTGAAATTTCTAAAGCTAGTGGAAATGAAGTAGTAGAAAAAGAAAAGTCTATTTTCGATGATTATGATAAAGAAAACGGATATGAAGGTGAAGAAGAACAGAAAAGCATATATGAAATATATAAGGAAACCTTAAATTGTACTATTAAATATGCAATTAATAATTTAAAGATGAGTTACAAAGAGTGTATTAATTGCAATTTAAGTGAAATGTTAGATTATATTGTATTTAATATTAAGTACGATTTAGAGCATAAAGATGATGATTAATAAGTAAAAGAGAAAATAAAACTCTTTTGCTTATTTTTTTAGGGAAATCTAAGTAAAGGAGGTAGATATATATGGGAACAGGAGCAACTCTTAAAGTTGGTGCTAGTAATTCTGAATTCAATAAAGCTATGAGAGATATGGCTACACAAATGAAAACTGTTAAAAGTGAATTTAATTTAGCGTCAACACAAGCAAAATTATTTGGTAGTGCAACCGACCAACTCAAAGCTAAACAAAGTGAATTAACTAATAAAGTTAAAATTCAGAACGATATGTTGAAAAATCAAGAGAATCAAACAAAAACTTTAACACAAAATATTGATAAACAGAAGTCAAAACAAACTGAACTATCTAGCAAGATTGAAGAAACGAATAAGAAGTATAAAGAATCTGTACAAGCTACAGGTAAAAATAGTGAAGAATCTAAGAAGTTAAAAGGTGAATTAGATGGATTGAAAATTGAATATGCAAAAAATGATAAAGCTATAGATTCTAATAATAGAAAATTAGAAAATGCAGTAATTAAGATGAATGGTACTAAAGCTAGTCTGTTAGAAAATGAAAAAGCATTAGGAGATATAAATCAAAAATTAAGTAATGTAAAAATAGATGAATTTGCTGGTAAGATGGATAAAGTAAGTAAGAAAAGTGGAGAAATGGCAGATAAAATGAAACCAGCTTCTACTGCAATTCTAGGTGTTGGAGTGGCTAGTGCAACTGCAAGTACAGTTTTTGAAGATAGTATGGCAAAGGTTTTTACAATTGCAGATGAAACAGAAGTATCTTATGATGATATGAAAAAAGCAATTATGGATTTAAGTAGTCAGACTGGTATTAGTGCAAATGATATAGCAGATAATGTTTATAATGCAATAAGTGCTGGTCAAAAAACCGGAGATGCAGTTAATTTTGTTAATAATGCAACTAAATTAGCTAAAGCTGGATTTGCAGAAAGTTCTGACACGCTAAATATTTTAACAACTGCTTTAAATGCTTATGGTTTAGAATCTAGTGAAGCCACAGACATATCTAATAAATTAATTGTAGCTCAGAATGAAGGTAAAACAACAGTTGCAGAATTATCTTCTAGTATGGGGGCAGTAATACCAATAGCAAAAGGTGCAAATATAAATATGAGCGAATTATCAACATCATATGCAGTTATGACAAAGAACGGTATTGCAACAGCAGAAAGTGGAACAATGCTAAAGGCTATGTTTGGAGAATTAACAAAAAGTGGCTCTTTAACAGATAAAGCACTTAGAGAACTTAGTGGAAAAGGATTCGCAGATTTAAAAGCAGAAGGTAAAGGAACAACAGAAATATTAGGAATGATAGACCAATACGCACAAGCAAATGGTAAATCTATAAAAGATATGTTTGGTAGTGTAGAGGCTGGAACTGCCAGTATAACTTTATTAACTCAAGATGGAGAAGAATTTAATGATATATTAGGCAAAATGAATGATAGTGCAGGGGCAACCGATAAAGCATTTGAAACTATGTCCAATACCACTGGAAATACATTTAAGAAAAGCATGAATGATATAAAAATTAGTGCTATTTCTATGGGTGATGTATTAGTACCAATTACAAGTAGTATATCTAATGGGTTAAAAAATGTTACAACTTGGTTATCTAGTTTGAGTGAAGGACAGCTAAAAATTGTTGCTAGTATTGGTGGAATTATTGTAGGGGCAACAGGTTTACTAATGTTGGTAAGTAAAGTTACTGGTGCAATAGGGACAATAAGTACAGGAATAAGTAAAATACCAAATGCTATGGAGGGAATTGGAAAAGCTTGGACAAAATTAAAACCAATTGGAATTGCTATAAAAGCCTTTGCAATGGCTAATCCAGTTGTATTAATTGCAACTGTAGTAATAGGTTTATTAGTATTAATGTATACAAAATGTGAATGGTTTAGAAATGGAGTAAATGCTATTGGAAATTGGCTGAAAAATTTCTTTACAGTTACATTACCTAATGCTTTTAAAGTTGTAGTAAGCTTTTTTCAAAACGATTGGAAAGAAATATTACTATTTATAGTAAATCCATTCGCTGGAGCATTTGCATTACTATACAAGCATAATGACAAGTTTAGAGAAAAAGTAAATGGATTTATAACAGCAGTTAAAAACTTGTTTGTAAATGGATTTAATTCAGTAGTTAACTTTTTTAAAGGGTTACCGGCTAAAGCAACTGTTTTATGGACAAGAATTAAGACAGCTTTTACAACTGGTTGGAATGCAGTTGCAATATTTTTTACAACTACTATACCAGCATGGATTTCATCTATTGGAACGTGGTTTGCTGAATTACCTAACAAGATCATGTATGGATTAGGAGCTTTAATAGGATTGTTAGGTACGTGGGGTGTTGAAGTATGGAATTATTTTTCTACAAACGTTCCACTTTGGATTAATAATGTTGTAACATTTTTTAGTGAATTGCCTGGTAAAATATGGGATTTTCTGGTCGAAGTGGTAACTAAGTTAGGTGAATGGGGTGCAAATGTTATTAGCTGGATTGCGACAAATGTTGTTACTTGGATAACCAACATTGTTAATTTTTACGCAGAACTACCAGGTAAAATTTGGACATTCTTGGTCAGCGTAGTTACGAAACTTGGAGAATGGGGAAATAATATTATTAGTTGGATTACTACAACAGTACCGACTTGGATTGAAGGTATAGTAAAATTTTTTACAGAATTACCTGACAAAATTTGGAGTTGGTTAGTTAATGTAGTTACAAAAGTAACAGAATGGGGTTCTAACATGTTAACAACTGCTAAAGAAGGTATGGGAAAAGTATTTGATGGTATTGTAGATATATTTAAAAATCTACCTTCTAAAATGCTAGATATTGGGAGGAATATTGTACTTGGAATTAAGGACGGCATTAAGAATGCTTGGGATGGAATGACTGGATGGCTAGGAGGACTATGTGATTCATTTACTCAGGGAGTTAAGGATAAATTTGAAATCCATTCACCATCTCATATTTTTAGAGACGAAATAGGTAAGATGTTAGCACTGGGTATTGGCGTTGGATTTGAGAATGAAATGCCTAATATTAATGCAGATGTGAACAGAACCTTAGATGGAACTATAGATATAGCAAATACAGAAGCATTAAAAGATATGAATAAAACGTATTCTATTAATAATAAGACAGATTATACTAATATTTTTAATAAAGTATTATATAAGCTAGATGAATTAGAAAATTCATTTAATGTAATTTTGAATATTGATGGAAGACAAGTAGCAAAAGCTACAAGTAAATACATGGATGAAGAGCTTGCGTTTAATAGTAGTAGGAGGTAGAAAAGTGTCAGAAATATATTTTAATAACAAGAGTTCAAAGGAATGTAAATTGCTTATAGAAAATGTAATTGATTTACCTACTTCTAGTACTAAATACAATACAGTTGATATACCTGGAAGTAATAATGGTTCGCTTAATATTTACAATGGGCTAGAAGATATACAATTGTCTTTTGATTTTGTTTTCAAGTCTAGAGAAAATTTTATTATTAGTAAATCTAGGATTGTAAGTTGGTTGAAATCTAAAATTTCAAAGGAATTGAGATATAGTTTGCATAAAGGAATTTATTACATTGTAAAAAAAGTTGATATTGGAGAGTTTAAGACAACATTTAAGATAGTAAGAAGATTTACGGTAAAGTTTACGTGTTGTCCCATAGTATTTTTAGATGAAGGAAAAGACGTTATTACATTTAATAAATCTATTACACTATACAATGGAAGATCTACTTGTAATACAGAGCCACAATTAAATATTTTTGGTAGTGGAGATATTACAATTAAAATTAATAATCAACAATTAATCTTAAAAGATATTGAAAATAATATTATTGTCGATTCTTTTAGTAAAGATTGCTATAAGATAGCAGATAATAAAATAATACATTTAAATAATAAAATGTATAGTGATTTTCCAATATTAGAAGTAGGAGAGAATAATATCTCTTATAGTGGGAATGTACGTAAAATAGAATTAATACCAAGGTGGTGTTGCATATGATACCAATTCTTTACGATTATAATGAAACAGAATTTAAAAGCAATGGTTTAGGACTTCTTAAAGATTGTACAAGTTGCTTTGTAGAAGAAGAAAGAAATGAAACTTATGAGATTGAACTTACTTATCCAGTAGGTTCATTTTTATATGATAAATTAAAAGGAAATAGGTACATTAAAGCAAAATCTAATAATAGATATGAACCTCAAATTTTTAGAATTTACTATGTTTCGCAACCTATAAATGGTGAAATAACTGTAAAAGCAGAACATATAAGCTATAAATTAAATGATAACTTTGTGGAAAAAGCAACTTGTAATGGTAATTGTCAAACAGCACTTAATACATTAAATAGTAATGCTGCATTCCCAACAGGATTTAAATTTTATAGCAATATTTCTATGAATACTAATTTTAATGTTGAATTAGTAAACTTATGGGATTGTATAAAGGGTACTGAGGGAAGCATAGTAGATACTTATGGAAATGGAACTGATATTGTAAGAGACAACTTTAAAGTATCTGTAGTGCAGAATGGTGGACAAGATAATAATGTATTAATTTGCTATAAAAAAAATATGACAGGATTTACATGTGAAGAAAATTGGACGGGGTGTATTACTAGAATTTATCCTTATGTTGAAAAAGATAATGTAAGATTTGTATTACCTGAAAAATATATAGATAGTTCTTATATAAATCGTGATCCTAATCCAAGAATAGCAAAAGTTGATTTTTCAAATTATTTTCAAGATGATGAGGAATTTAATATTGAAAAATTAAGAATATTAGCTAAAACATACTTTAAGGAAAATAATTGTGATATACCATCTTTAAATTATAATGTTGAATTTGTGCTTTTAAGTCAAACAGAAGAATTTAAAAATATATTAAAAGATGAAAATATAGAACTATTTGATAAAGTAATAATTAGACATGATTTATATGGAATCGATATAAAAGTAAAAATATTAAAGGTTAAATATAATAATTTATTAGAAAAATATGAAAATATAGAACTAAATTTTACTAAAAATACAATAACATCTACTATAAATAATACTAATAAAAAGATTGAAGAAACAAAAGAAGAATTAAATAAAAAAAATAATAATTTAAAAGTAACAATGGAAAAAAGAGATTCTGAAATTGAACTAAGTGTTAAAAATGAAAAAGAGGATAGAGAAGCATCTATTAAAGTGTTAGATGGGAAAATAGAAGAGAAGGTAAGTGAAGAGGATTTTGGATCATATAGAGAACAAACAGCTAAAGTTATAAGAGAAAAAGTAAGTGAAGGTGACTTTAGTACATTAGTTGAAAAAAATGCACAAAGTGTATTAATTGCTATTAAGAATGAGACTGAAATGAATGTTATATTTGATTCAGATGGTCAAACAATTAAGAATGGTGCATTAGTTGTGAAAGACAGTAAAGGAAAGACAGTTATGCGATTTAATAAAGATGGAACTGTAGGTGTACAAGACATTGAAGTAATTAACAGAGATAAATATAGTGCATTATATAGAACATTATCTAATATGGATGAATTATGGTTTCGAGATGTTGGAATAGATCATTTAGTTATTGAAAATGATGCTTTTTATATTAAAGATGATGATTTTGGAAAGGGATACAACTTAAAGCACTTTATAAGAATGGTATTAAAAGATGAAGGGTTAATATAAGGGTGATAAAATGATACAAGAATTACAGACAGGGATATTAGATATTAACAATAAGTATACTGTTGATTTTAGTTGTAAGCAGCTTGACGATATTATACTTAAAATAATAGTTTATGATAAGAGTTTACCAGCAGATTTAAGCGATTATAATGTTAGATTAAAAACATTTAAGGCAGATCAAGTTCCACTTATACAAAATACTAATATTAGCATTAAAGATAATTCTGTAACCATAAAAGCAAGTAAGCAGTTAACAACAACGCAAGGAATAGTTAAGGCAGAGTTACAGTTTATTAATAAAACTACTTTAGAAAAGAAAAGCACTTTTTATATAAATATAGAAATCGTAGCAAGTGTGTTAGATGTAGATGGAATTGTAAGCACTCCAACATGTACTATTCTAGAAGAAATAGATCATAAGTTGGACCAAATAGAGAATATAGGAGAAGTGCTAGATGAAGCTAAAGAAGTAAGAGATACATTAACCAACAAAACTATACCAACAGCAACTAATATTAATTCTAAACTAGAAACTAGTACTAAAAATGCTAGTACCAAAATAACAGAAGTTGAAAGTATTATATCTAGTGCTACAAGCAAAATAGAAGAAGTTGAGACAAGTGTTAATAATGCTGATTCTAGCAAAAAGGAATTGAATCTAAGTAAAACTAATGCAGATATTTCTAAAGAAAATTTAGATACTGCTAATGTGCAAGCAGAGAAAAATATAGAAGAGCTAAATAAAATTGGAGATGCTAAAGATCTTGCTGCTAAGGTAGAAACTAATAAAAGTAATATAGAGAATTTACAAGAAAAAGTAGATGATAATACTTCGTACTTGAAAGAAATTGAGCAGAACTATTATTCTTTAAATAATGCAATTTCAATACCATCAAATTCTGATTTAAACAGTTATACTAAATCTGGAAATTATTTTTCAGCAGGTAGTGGAATTTCTAATACACTTACTAATTGTCCATTTACTGATGGTGCATTTGGATTAAAAGTTGAGAGAATAACGATAGGGTCAGCAATTAATTTAAAGCAAATATTAAAAGCAAATTCTTCAAATGTCATTACATATGAAAGAAATTGTTTAAATGGAAAATGGTCAGAAGAATGGAAACAACTAGCTACATTGTCTGATACTGGTTGGATTGATTTGCCTTTAATTCCTCCACTTGTGGGTTATAGTGATAATGTAGTTCCTAAATATAGAAAAATAAATAATATTGTTGAAGTGAGAGGTGCTATAAAAGGACTAAAAACGATAAATTCTAATACTGGTTTAGATTTTTCTACTTTACCAGTTGGATTCCGTCCTAAACATACAATAGGTGTTGTCTGTCAAGGTTCAGTATTATCTCGATGGTATTTAACAGTTTTATCTAATGGAACTTTAAACATTGATAGGTATAGTGAAAATGGATCTACATTAAAAACAGAATTTAATGGTTTAGAATGGCTTCCATTTCAAATAATGTTTAGTGTGGACTAGGAGGTGTAATAAATGTATTCACATAAAATATTAATAGATAATGAAGGGTTTGTAGTAGAAAACTGTGTTCTATTAAAAGATAATGTAGCACAAAATGTAGAAGTTCAAGAAGGACAATTTTTAGTAAATTACTATGATAAAAAATATATAAAACCTAAGTGGAATTTTGAAAGAGAAGAATGGACAGAAGGTGCAACTGAAGAAGAACTAAAAGAATGGGAGGAAAATAATAAACCAAAACCGAAAGAACCAACAGAAACAGAACAATTACAAAAACAATTATTAGAAACTCAAGCTCTCGTGGCAGAGTTAAGATATAAAACAATAGTGAAAGAAAATGGAGGAATGTAAAAATGTATAATTTAATGAAAAATCTAATTGTTAACAAATTTTATGAAGCTATGGAGGAAGCAGTTAAAAAGTTAAATGTATTCTTTGCTGTAGATGATTTAACAGAAGAGCAATTTGTAGAGTTAAAACAACTTGCAAAAGAAAAATATGAGATAGTTAAAATTGAGGAAAAGCCAGTTGAGATAGAGGATAAGAAAGTAGAAGATAATACAGAAGTTGTTTCGCAATAGCAATAAATCACGAATATTAAGTAGTATATAAAATAGCAATTTTATAAAGATTATGATGTCAATAAATTAAGGATTTATGGTCTTTTTTATTTGTACAAAAAAATAATAGAACTAGTTAAAATAAATATGTCGAGTAAATAAATTAACTAGTTCTACTATTTTACATGAGAAATAATTTTCTCTGTAAATTTAGATAAGGTTATTATTAAATTACAAACGGTTTAAACAGATGGAGAATTCATTTACAATAGTTATTATCTATAAATTTAAAAAAATTATACGTATTAAATAATGTAATAGATAGAATTGAAGATAGTCTTTTTATTACTTAAAAATAACAATTTAAAATCAACTATATGATAAAAAGTAAAAAATTTACTAAATTTCTTAGATATAAAGGAATTTGTATTACGATTATTGTTGGATTTTACCATATATAAAGTTAAAATATTTTATGGACGCGTTCAATAATGGAAATAAGGGAGAAATAATATATAATGAAAAATTGTTATAAAAGAATACTTATCATGTTTGTAATGGTATTAACTATTATTGGAATTGGAGCATTTCAAAATGGAACTATAGCTAATGCAGCAGTTGGACAACAGTTTTTTCAACCAGAAGATAGTTGGAGAAGATTTGATGATAGGGATAAAAAAATAAAATATGAGGGAACATGGTCTTTAAATAATGGATTTACTAGTGAGGAATATTTAAATTGTAATACTCATGCTATAGGAAATCAAAGCAATGAAAATAAAATAACATTTTATTTCTATGGAACTAAAGTAAGATTGTTATCTAATATTAATCCAACTAGAACAGGATACTTTGATATATATTTAGATGATAAACTTATAGGAAGATATAATCAATATAATGATATATCAAAATATTTTTCAGTATATTTTGAAAAGACAAATTTAAGTAAAACTATTCATAAGATATCAATTGAAAATATAGATTATAATACAAATGGTAATTTATTATATGTATTTGATACACTAGATATAGATGAAGATGGATATTTAATAGATATAAATGATATATCAACAACATTAGATAAAACATCATTAACTTTAAAAGAAGGAAATTCAAAAACAATAACAGCAACTACAACACCATCAGCCGTAGATGTAGAATGGTCATCAGATGATGAAGCAATTGCAACAGTTGATTCTAATGGAAAAGTAACTGGTATTAAAGAGGGGACTTGCACAGTAACAGCACAAATCAAAGGAACAGATGTTAAAGCTACTTGTGAAGTTACAGTAACTAAAGAAGATTTAAAACCAGAAGATCCAGAAGAACCATCTATAGAAAATGGAAGCTTATATATAGAAATGATAGATGGAAATATTAAAAGAGCAGATAAAAGTCAAATTGAAAAATTTAAGAAATGGTTTATTTCTAGAGATTTAGATGAAACAGAAAGTCCAATATTTAAAATTACAAATGCAAAAGGAAATGCAGAGTATTTAGTACATGATAAAGTTGTTGGATTTGAAATAAGAGAATAATATAAAGTTTATTAAAGGCACTTACGTTAAGTAGGTGTCTTTTCCTATATACAAAATTAAGGAAGGTGTTATATGGATGAATTAATAAGAGTAGCTTTAGGACAAGGATTAGGATATGGAATGTTTGCATGCCTACTGGTATATGTACTTAAAACTACAGGGGAAAGAGAAACAAAATATCAAGAATTACTAGATAAGATGGCAGATAAATTTAATGTTGTTGAGGATATTAAAGAAGATGTAAAAGAAATTAAAAGTAAAATTGAAAGGTAGGAGTTAATTATTATGGATAGATTGTTAAATAAAATAACGAGTGCAAGATGGCTTATAGCTGTAATAATGACTATAGTTTTTGCTGTACTAGCAATTAAAAATACAATTACAACAGAGTTCATTACTATATATACTATGGTTATAGCTTTTTATTTTAGTAAAGATAGAAAAGAAATTAAAGAGTAATTTAGGTAGCGTTTTTAGCTACCTTTTTTCTTTATATTAATAAGGAGGAATGTAAAATGTCTAATTGGAAATGGTGTGTAGAAAACCAAGACGGAACTATTACTAAAGGTTGGTATGAAGATAATGGAAAATGGTACTTCTTAAAGGAAAATGGAACTATGGCTACTGGTTGGATAAAAGATAAAGATGGTCGTTGGTATTACTTAGATGAAAGTGGAGCAATGAAAACAGGGTGGTTAAAAGATAAAAATAAGTGGTATTACTTAGAGCCTAATTCTACAGGATATAAAGGGCAAATGTATGGTAACTGTATCACTACTATAGATGGAAAGTCTTATAGCTTTGATTCTACTGGTGCATGGATAGAAAATAGTTTAGTAAGTTCTAAGTGCATAGATTTTATTAAGTCTTGGGAAGGATATTTTGCTAAACCTTACTATGACTGTGTAGGTGTAAAGACATTAGGCTATGGAATGACAGGAAAAGAAATTGAAGGCTTGGAGTATGTAACAGAAGAACAGGCAACAAATATGCTAAAAGATTTAATTGAAAATAAATATGCTCCAGCAGTAAAGAAAGATTTAGATTCTAAAAATATAACATTAAAGCAACATGAATTTGATGCATTAATTTCCTTTGCATATAATTGTGGAGTTGTAGGACTAGTTGGTTCTACACTATATAAAAATATAGTTTCTGGAATAAGAGATAAAAATATAATTACTTCTAATTTTCAAGTATGGAGTAATGGTGGGGGTAAAAGAATAGAAGGGCTTTATAGAAGAAGGATTAAAGAAGCAGCTATGTTTTTAAGTGCAGATTATACAGGTAATGTATAGAGTAATTAATATTAAGGTACAATTAATTGCAAAATAGATATATTAATAGTATGACACAGGTTCTAGTGTTATGTAAGTTGTCGTATAGAAGTCCAAAGTTTAAAAATACTTTAAGTAGTTGGGTATATACTATTTAAGGGCAGTATGTAGATTAAGTTCTATGTACTGCCCTTATTTTATAGTAATACAAGTTTAAGAAGAAATCACAAAGAAAAAGATAACAGGTGATTTAAAGTTATCTTTATTCTTATGTTAGAGTTATTGACAAAAATTAGTAGTAATATACAATTAAAATATAAATCTAAAATTAGGAGGGGAAAATAAATGAAAACTACTAAAAAGTTGATTAGTTTATCTTTAGCAGTATTATTGTCAACATTCGCACTAGGGTGTAAACAAGTTAATGCCATAGATAAAGCAAACATGAATACTATTAACACACAAGTTACATCTTTAAATGATATGAAAGTCCACTATATTGATGTAGGGCAAGGAGATTCAGAGTTAATACAGATTGGTGATAAAAATGTATTGATAGATGCAGGATGTAATGACAACAAAGCATTAAACTATTTAAAATCACAAGGAATAAGCAAATTGGATTGTGTTATTGCTACACATCCTCATGAAGATCATATTGGTGGAATGACAAGTGTAATAAATAATTTTGAAGTTGGAGAATTTTATGCTCCAAAGGTAACCCACACAACAAGAACTTTTGAGAATATGATAAAGGCATTGCAAAGTAAGGGTTTGAAAATTACAACTAAAAATGTAGGAGATGCTTTAACAATAGGAAATGCTACAATGCAATTCTTAGCACCTAATTCATCTATCTATCAAGATTTAAATAATTATTCAATAGTTATAAGACTTAAATATGGAAATACATCTTACTTATTTACAGGAGATGCTGAAAGTCTAAGCGAGGGAGAAATTTTAGCTAAACAATTAGATATTAGTGCAGATGTACTTAAGTTAGGCCATCATGGAAGTCATTCTTCAACTTCTCAAGCTTTCTTAGATAAAGTCAATCCACAATATGCAATAGTAAGTTGTGGTAAAGGAAATGACTATGGGCATCCTCACAAGGAAACAATAGATAAACTAAATGCAAAGAATATTGAAATATTAAGAACTGATGTAAGTGGAACTATAGTATCTACTTCAAATGGTAATGATATAAGTTTTAATGTAAATACAAGTGTATCAAGTACAGGAAATACAACTAAGACAAAAAGCAATACTGTTTGGGTAGCTAATAAAACTTCAAAGGTTTATCATTCAAGCAAGGATTGCAGTAATATGAAGTCACCAAGCGAAATATCTCTAGAAGATGTACAAGCAAAAGGTTTAAAGCCATGTTCTAAATGTAACTAG